TACTTCTGCTACTTCTATTGGTTCAGCTACTTCTGCTACTTCAGCTACTTCTGTTACTTCATCTACTTCTATTGTTTCAGTCTCTTCAGTTACTTCTAATACTTCTGCTACTTCATGTTCTTGATCTAATGTTTCTATTTCAGTTACATCTTCTGTTACTTCTGTTGTTTCAGTCTCTTCAGTTACTTCTGATTCAAGAGAATTAATTAACTCACTTTTTTCATTACATTTATCTAACCGAATCGGTGAACAAATATTGCAATAAATAGCATCTTTTTCGTTACAATTGATACATTTCTCAATCTCTGGAATAGGATCAAGTGTTTGATGCATTTTAAATGGCTTATTCTCGGGCAAAATGAAATCAATAAACTCAAATGTAGGATCATGAGACATTGCATTAGAAAGAATTGTGAGTTCTTTCGGCATAGGAGTGTTAGATTTCAGTGATATAGGAGTTATTTCTTTATTTATGGGTAATTTAGGAGGAATTGGAGTTTCAAGTGTTGCTTCTTTAGTTATTTGGGACTTAGGCATTATTTCTTTATTTATGGGTGATTTAGGATGCACTTCTGCAGGTATCGAGGTTTTGTAAGATATTGCTTTAGGCATTGGAGTCTTAATTTGGATATTAGGTGCTATTTCTTTCGGTATGAGAGATTTAGATGTTATAATAGGCATTAGGACTTTAGGTGTTACTTCTTTTATGGGATCTTTAGGTATGATCGTAGATTTAGGCTGAGAATCGTAACAAACTTTACAATAAATGGCTTGTCCTTTTTGACAATGCCCACATGGCGATATTGTATTACGTATAGAACATGTATTACAAGATATAGCCAATTCTCCACAATCACATGCTGGATAGGGTGTCATTTCTAATTGGGCATTCAATAGCTCTATTTTTTGTATTAGATTGGTGTATCTAGTTTGATGATACGAAGAATAAGACTGAAATGTTTCTTTGAATAATTGTAGTTGATCTTGTATTAAACCTGCCTGATAGGTAAGTATATTGATATAATTATCAATATGGATTCCTTTATTTAATTGTTGTTTATGTGCCTCGATATCTTTTTGTTTTTTTTCTAGGTAATCTTGAAACTTACGAAATAAGGTTTGTATTTCTATAAATAAAGATTGTACTAAATCAAAATCATATTGTTTTAAGGGTTCTAAATCTTTATAAGTTGGAAACCGTTGCGTATCTTCTTTCATCAATTCTTTAGAATACTGACTCATGGATATCCATAATTTATAATATTCGCCATACATTCGATTATCTATCATTTGATATAATCGTTGGATCAATTCATATTCGGCATGAACTACTTTTGTTTGAAAAGAAAAGGAGTCTAACATTTCTTTGTTTTGTTTCATATTGGTATATGTTTGAAACCAATCGGTCATGGATTGTTTATTCAATACAAATGTTTCTATAACACTATCCACTAGTTTCTTTTGTCTCACCAAGTCTTCCATATTTTAGTATAGTATTATATGGAAGACTGGGGTCCCGAACATGAACGCGTTTTAGCGGAATGGGGAGATAAAGCGAATTGTTATACATGGCTTCATACCAAATGTCATGAAAAGTTTCACAGTCTTCATATTTGGTATACAGTACCCGTTATTATTATGAGCACATTGACGGGCACTGCCAACTTTGCTCAAAGTAAAATACCAGTTGATTTTCAAGGATATGCGACCATGATTATTGGGGCAGTTAACATTACAGCGGGTATTATTACTACCGTACAACAATTTTTAAAGATCAATGAATTGAATGAAGGTCATCGCGTTGCCGCAATTGGATGGGATAAGTTTTATCGAAAAATAAAAGTAGAATTATCTAAAAAACCAGATGAACGAGCAACGCTAAATGAGTTTTTTAAAACATGCACTGATGAATACGATCGTCTGATGGAATCTAGTCCTTCTATTGAAGAAGATATATTAGTCTTTTTTGAAAAAACATTTGGAGGGGCTTTTCAAGATGGATTTGAAAAACCTGAAATATGTAATTCATTAATCAGTGTCAAAAAAATTATCTATAAAAAAACCGAAGAAGATAGAAAAAAGGAATTGATGAAAGATATTGTAGGTGATATTATGATGGTACAAACAGAAAATCAAGGTTCTAAAATAAAGTTTATTAAAGAGTTTTATGAACGGTTTGTATCCGAGTTACAGCGCCCACCTACGAAACAGGAATTGTTAGATAACTTGATGAATGATACCGTTAATGAGCTCTCTATTACAGAAGAAGAAATTGTATCGTATTTAGAGACTATATAAAAAAAGAGCGTGTCCTCGCTCCAGCTCCCGATACCTTTATCGCCGCTTCTCGCACCGCTCGCCGTGTCGTTTCCCGCCTGTCTGTGCGCAAAACGCGCAGCAATACTCTTTTTGTTCCTCGGTAAAGTCCACCGGAGGATTCGAGTGTTTCTTGAATGCACAGCACTTGCATTTTATACGTACCGTAAAGTTGAGCTCGACGAGTTTGGGTGTTTCTTTCTTGATCCCTCGGCGTAGGAGTGCTTCGAGTTCATCGTCGTCGAAGACTTCTAGGTCACCCCACTGGGCGCCTCGCTTTTGAGCATTGATCATTTTTTGCCACTCCATTGTAAGTCTTGTATGGTCATCTACCCTTCAAAGCGTTTCAATTTTTTAGAGATCCGTTGAGCGGGGAGCGCACGCGCTATGATACTCGATTCTTCGTGTGTGAATGAAAACGTCGTAAGTATTTAAACGTAATCCTAGTGTAACATATAGATGATCCTACCTACCTTTCCTCTACCAAAGGATGCCAAGGGTAGGAAGATAGAAGGACCACGAGGACTAAGCGAACAAGTGTACAAGCTGACAGACATCTCTGGCATTCTGTATCAAATGAATTACTGGTGTCCAGGCGATCATTCTGCTGCCCTCAAAGACGTACTGGATGGGAACCTAGAAGAGTGTGGAACCGCAAATGGAAAAAAGGTATATTGTACACCTTGTCAAACTATTTTTCTTGTAAAGGAAGATATGCGCATTATTCGTATCCAAGACAAAGTATGGTCTGGATGGGAAATGCAGTAAAGTAGCACAAATAAAACCTATTCAAGGGTATGAAAGCGATTGCTGTATTTCAAGGAAAAGTCAAAGGCACAGTCGAGTTTGAAGAACAAGAAGATTCGGTTATCTTACGTATTTATTTGACAGGATTGAAGCGTAATGCTTTACATGGGTTTCACGTTCATGAGGCAGGCGATTTGACCGATGAATGTGAAAGTATGTGTGCACACTTTAACCCATATAATGTAGAGCATGGCGGTCCTGGCATGAAAACACGTCATGTAGGTGACTTGGGTAACATAGCAACAGATGCAAACGGACAATGTAACATGATGATGCAAGATGATCGTATCAAATTAAAAGGAAAATGTAATGTTATTGGAAGAGGCTTAATTATTCATGCCGATCCAGATGATTATGGGTTAGGAGGACACGACGATTCTAAAAAAACAGGACATGCTGGTAAACGAATTGCCTGTGCCATTATTGGTATTTCTAAAGATAATTTTGAATAATATAAATCCAAAAGTAAACATTGTATTCTTTCAGGAATAGGTAAATGTGCATATTCATCAGGTTCGTCGGGCTCAATAGGGACAACAATAATACTGCGGATCCCAGTTTCCGTCGCCGTGGCAAAGTGAAAAGTCGAACTCCATACTATTTTCCTAGATTAAAGATTTCGTCGACAAATCGGACATAGTGTAATTTTCGCTAAACACTTATGACAGCAGAAATGATGACACGCCGTATAAACCGACGTTTCTTCAAAGCATACTGCGCACCCTTCAATCTTTTGAGAAAACTTTTTGAATACGATATATTTCAACAGATCCATATTGTCATCTCTTGACAAGAGTTTGCCCATCGGCTTATAGTAATATAACTGATCTAACTTTACTAGTATTTTTTGAATAGTTAAAACAATGGATTCTACGTTAAGTTCGGTTTCCTCTGTGTATTCATATAATGTTTCATCCGTGTCCTCATTTTGAATCCATATAGACCCTTCTTCTAAGTCTACATGTAGTACTACCGATAGTTCATCAATCACAATAGGCAATTCAAACAAATACTCCTTTTTGGCGAAGAGTTCGTTCACAAAAACTTGGATATCCATTTTAGGAACAATGTGTTTTTCATTTTCAATTTTAGGCAATCCTTGTAGCAGTAAAATAACTATTATTCGCCACTAAACTGACTTGTCCTACTCCACTCCAAGCAGCAGTAATAGGCAATGATATATTATTCGCTACCGTATTATTAATGATACAATGTCCCTGTGCGGCGTAATTACCCGCACTAGTTAAAACCACCGATAAAGAGGAATTATAAGTAAATGCATAATTTTGAACACCATTCATAAGAGTTGCAAGTTTAAGACTTGTTACAAAACTTGTTAAAGTTGGTGTACCCGATGTTGCTTTTAACAATAATGAATAATTACATACCCATACTCCAATTGGTAATCCAGGATTAAAAGGAGTGGTTACTACGTTATTAGATAATGAAAAATCGGTGGTTAAATAAATTGCAATACTATATCCAAGCTGTAGTGGGTTAAATGTTCCCCCCGTATACGTCGTTCCAATAGGCTGTCCAGTTAATATCCCTCCGGTAAGACTAGATAACCCAGTTACACCTAGTGTTGTGGGTACTGTAGCACCTCCAGAAAAAGTAGCAAGACCATTTACCCCTAACGTGTTTGATACAGTAGTATTTCCTTGAATGCTGTTTGTTGCTCCGGATCTTCCAACCGTAACCCCGTTTGTGGATGCTCCTCCTCCAAGCAATAAAGGGGTGCTTCCGCCTGCATTTATTGCATTAGCCGTTACATTAATATTCGATACTCTTACCGAGTTTGATAAACTGCCTATGTTAATTGGTCCTGTTCTTGAAGGGTTGTTACCAATAAATAAAGGCGCAGTTACTTGAGCACCGCCAATGGAGATAGAACCTGTTGTAGTGTTCCCTACTGTGATAGGATCACCTATGTTCAAACCTTGGTACGCATTTGATCTTATTCCACCTGTAGCAGTTGTTACTCCATTTACGCCAAACTCTCCGCCTATAGAGGTTGTTTGACCTGGTTTACTAATATTGACAGTGGTAGCACTTGTTCCTGTAGCAATAGATAATGCACCGGTTGAATCTAATGCATTTGTTTTTATTACTCCTATTGTTAAATCCCCGACAACACTAGCATCGCCTAGGAGTCTAGTAAGTTGACCTGTTTTACCAATATCAATAGAGGTAGCCGTAGCTGTACCAATCGCTAATAATCCAGTAGTGTCTACTGTAGGTGTATTTATTCCTCCTGTGGCTGTTTGTAATGAAGTTGTAGTTAATGTACCATCAATCGTGGCATCGCCTAAAACACTAGTGAGTTGACCTGGTTTACTAATATTGACAGAGGTTGCATCTCCACCATTCGCAATATATAATACATCGGTTGAATCTATTATATTTGTTGTTACACCATTGAGTGATGTTAACCCTTCGTTAATAGTTGCATTACCGTATAGTATCGTGGTATATCCGGATCGACTAATATCGACAGAGGTAGAATCTCCTCCCGTAGCAATAGACAATACACCTGTCGAATCTATTCTATTTGTTGCGACACCGTCTGTTACTGTTAGTGCTTCGTTTATAATGGCATCTCCTAATATTGTAGTAGTGTATCCTGATTTGCCAATAGTAACAGTGGTAGCATCTATTCCATTACCAATAGATAATCCGCCAACTGAATCTATTGTATTTGTTTTTATTCCTCCTGTTGCTGTAAAAGAATCGTTACTAATGGCGTTTCCAAAGATTCTTGTGTTTATTCCGACTCTTCCAATACCAATTTTTGATGCATTCATTGTCCCAATTTCCATTGCATTTCCTGGTGATGTATCTACATTACTAGTTCTTACCTTTCCATCGATCGTTGTAATGGTAGTCGATTTACCAATAGTTATTGCTCCATTTGTGTTTGTTCCAATATTAATTCCTCCAGATCTTATACCTGTTCCAATGTTAAGATCTCCAATCGGTTGAATATCTCCGATCTCAATTGGTCCATCGTGATTATGATTTATTCGAAAGGGTAGTATAGCGGATTCGCCACCTTTGATACTATTGTATTGTAGTAATACGCCCCCAGCATTTACAGCTGTTATATTTGACCCAATACTGATTTCTCCTCCAGTTATATTCGCACCAATGTCTAAAGATCCACTGGTTAATGCTGATCCATACGATTGACTTAGTGTAGCGTTAGTTGCACCAATCGTTAAGGTATCTACTAATGCATCAACATCATTCGTCTCTATTTTTTCAGTAAGCGTTTTAGACATATACTAAAAGAGTAAAATTATGTTGTCGCATACCAAATTATATTCGCCCCTGATAAAGTAGCCGCGGATCCCCATTGAAATCTATACCATCCGCTACTATCGTTATCAATAGAAATGACGGCAATAGGTAAAAAAGTATTTACTCCTCCTGTATGGAGTGATAGTATTATTTTTGGTTCGGTGGCAAAGGGTATATCAAAATCCACATATCCAGATGTTTGATTCATCAAATCAATTACACCTGTTTGTAATTGTAATTGTCCAGATGGTAAACTTTTCCAAGTAGGAGGAGCTGTTCCATTGGAAGAAAGATATTGGTCTTGTATTCCAACTGTTCCATTTATCTTGATCCCATTTGAAGTAGTGATAGTAAGATTACCTTTTATATTTACATTTGCGCTTAACTTACCGAGACTAACATTATTGGATGCTGTAAAATCATTCGTAAATGTATTTATACCCTTAAATGTTTGATTTGCAGTTAAAGAAACACCACTTCCTCCATTTTTTCCAGACAAAAGAACCATTATACTATGTGGTTATTTTATGAAAATGACACCTTAAACCTTTTGTTTTAAACATTGTTGATCAATCTGTATACTTTCACAGGGTGTTTCTTTCGGTATAATATGAATCACACCTTTGGACTTTTTACCCACTAAAGGTTCTGTACATCCTTTTTCTTTCGATGGGTCATTCAAGGTACATCTTGCCCTAAAGTGTTCATAACGCTCCCGTACATCACAATAACTTAAGCCTGATTTTTTGTTTAACATTTTATTGATCAATTCATGTAAATCATAGACATATCGTGAAAAGGTATCTCTATTTTTCATATGCGCATTCGTAAGAGGCAATTCTTTAAAGTTTTTGGCAAGATTCATTCTACAATATTTACAGGGTAATACATGTTCTAAACTTAGGATAAAGTCACGATAGATTTGTTTTTGTTCTTTCGTAGGATCGACCGGATAATTAAAAGACATGGTATGTAAATAATGCCATAACGAAGGTCCCCATACTGTAGTAAGCATACCATCTCCACTTTTTGAATCGGATGGCTTAAATACACGTCGTGTTTTCATAAAATATAACTATATTATAATGGTTCTTTTAGACGGAAAAAATGGATTCGATTCAACGATTTCCAATAACCCAGCCATTTATTTATCTACTGGAACCAATTCTATAGTAATCAATACAGATCCTCATACATCCATAAGTTTATCAACGGATAAAGGAAACCCCGGATACGTACTAGTTTCTGGGGGCGATGACGGTAATTTATCTTGGGAACCAATAGAGGATACAACGTTACAAGAAGTAATGACGTATCCTACTTTAAACGGGAGACAACCATCCTTAGGACAAGCTATAGTATTTGAAGCTAATAAAGCTATATGGAAAGATATTGGATTACAACAGATTTTGGAGTTTAACCCGATTGCAAGTGTTGCAACCCCTATTATTTTAAATGCTACGGGAAATATCACAGGAAAAGTAACTATTCAAGCCACCAATACGGTTGATATAATAGGAGAAACTATTCGGTTTAATTCTAATGGGAGTTTAAAAATAGTAAATGAAATATTATACAATAATGGTACTACCTATGAAAAAGATAAAATACAATTTGAAACGGAAGATGCAACTATTCAAAGTAATAAAACTATTCAATTAAATACGAATGATTCTGTAACTATTACTTCTTCACCATTAGATTTGAACGGAAACAATATTAATAATGTAGGAATTATTAATGCGAATACGTTTAATGGAATTGCGACTAATGTTGAGATCACTCAAACCAACGATGATGTAGAGTATCCAGTTTTATTCTCAGAAACAGACACTCTTTATAACTCTTCATTAATGTATAACCCATTCTCTAATACCCTATCCGCAACCACTTTTAATGGAAACGCTACTACTGCTACGAATGCTATTAATGCTACGAATGCTATTAATGCTACTACTGCTACCTACGGCTATCAAACTAGAGATAACACAAAATGTAGATGATTTACAGTATCCGGTTTTATTCACAGAAACTGGCATTGTTCATACTGCTTCGTTAACGTATAATCCGCATTCTAATACCTTATCCGCAACTACTTTTAATGGAAACGCTACAAGTGCTACTACAGCTACAAATGCTACAAATGCTATTAATGCTACTACTGCTATTAATGCTACTACTGCTATTAATGCTACGAATGCTACTAATGCTACGAATGCTACTACTGCTATTAATGCTACGAATGCTACGAATGCTACGAATGCTAGGATCACATCGGCTTTAGCCCCATCAATTTATTATTTAACCTTTGTAACTGCCATTAGTGGTAATTTACCATTAAATACAAACAATAGTATTCATTTTAATAACTCTACTAATACTTTACATGTAAATACGATCCAATTAAGCTCTCGCACAAATGAGACAACTTTACGAGATGGTTTGTTAGACGTTACTGTAAATGAAGCAACAACAAGCGAATTTTTTTTAAATATTACCGAAGATATAAAAGATCTACGTATAAATGGTATTGTAAATGGGACTTATAGATGTACGATAACAAATCAAACGGGTGATCCTTTTACAATTTATAGTAGGTTAGAGGATCGTACTAACAAAACAAGCTTTGAAGATACAGTGATTGTCCCTGATCCCGAAATTTTTTGGGTAATGACGATACAAGTATTAGGAGATATACCTAATAATTATATTGATTTAGTCCGATATAGATAAAAATAAAACATAAAAATATAATATTTACTACAGTATGGATTTCAGTTATCATAATTTGATCCAACTATTTGACATTCAAAAATATAGTTCTTCTCCCTTGATTCAAATGAAATGTGGGTATATCCGAGAAAAACAACCTACTGACTATCCCAAATATTATAAAGCATCCAAAGTATTAGATTGTGTACATACGTTAATTGAAACAAATCGGTTAGAACCAAATGATAAACTCATTGATCGTATGATCCAAAACATAACTTCTATTCCAGCGTTTGAATCGTACTCGGTGCCTGATTTAGTACAACGGGTCAGTTTAGAACCAGTCGTTCAAGCGTATACTACACCCATTACTCACGGAAGAATAAATACCATCAAGCGTGTTATACAAACGCAAAATCTTCATTTGAATAGTTATTTTCGTCAACAACCATCTTCTTCTACGGAGTTTGATATTATTTTACCACGTGAAATCACTCATGTTTCTTCTATGCGGTTAGCATCAATTGAATTGCCGAATACAAGATTGCTTGTTTCTTGTAAACAAAACAATAATACTTTTCAAATCAAAAGAGGTAATTCACTCGAAACATTTACTATTCCAGATGGAAATTATACGAGCGATACTTTAAAAACAGAAGTAAACAATCAACTCGCTCCGATAAATATAGCATTTGACATAGATATTCAATTTCGAAGCATTATAACATCATCCGATATCTTTACTTTTTATCCAAGAACACTTGGCTGGATATTAGGATTTCGTCAAAGTGTTTACACAGATAAAACGATCCAATCGGAAGGATTGATTGATTTTATTGGAGATCGTTATGTGTATTTAAGTGTAGAAGATTATCAATACAATACGAATATTAATAATATCGTTTGTTTAGACAAGTCTTATGTAGATAAATCTATTCTAGCAAAAATACCTACGAATGATGAAAAGTTTGCTCTTATTATTTATGACACCGATCCCTTATCTAAAAAACGTATTTACAATGGTCCCGTTACACTAAAGAAGCTTCGTATATCCTTATTAGACAAGTTTTGTAAAGTCATCGATTTACAACAAATGGATTTTAGTTTTACCTTAGAATTAGAATTGATCTACGAAAACTTTTAGGCAATATAAGTATGTGTAAAAACTTAACGTTTGAAGAGTGTGAGCTCACGATTCTGCGAGCATCGGTTGATAAAGCAGAAAAAATACAAGGTAAAAAGGTGTTAGATTCTCCTGAAACCAAAAAAATCATTCGTACGGTAGAACAATTTATTCAACAACATAAATGTGTCGTATATGGAGGCACTGCTATCAATAATGTTTTACCAAAAGATGCACAATTCTATGATTATGATTATGAATTGCCAGATTATGATTTTTTTCATCCAGATGCTTTAGATCTAGCAAAAAAATTAGCCGATGTCTATTCGAAAAAAGGATTTGATAATGTAGAAGCAAAGGCGGGGGTACATCATGGTACCTATAAAGTGTTTGTGAATAATCTGGGGGTTGCTGACATTACTTATTTACATCCCGAGCTTTACGACAAAATAAAAGGACAAGCCATAAAAAAAGAAGGGATTTTGTATGCTCCTGCCAACTTTCTAAGACAATCCATGTATTTAGAATTATCTAGACCAATGGGGGATGTATCTCGATGGGAAAAAGTGTTGAAACGATTAAATCTGTTGAATAAATACTACCCTTTGAAGCACAAAGAGTGTGCATTACAGCGTCGTTTTTCTTCACGTAGAAAAGAACCAGAGTTGTTCTTATTGACCAAGGGCGAATTGATAAAAGAAGGGGTTGTTTTTATTGGCGGATATGCCAATGCTATTTACACAACCTTTAGTTCAACTCCTCAATTACAAAATGTTCCAGACTTTGATGTGTTATCATTAGAACCTCTTAAAACAGCAGAAAATGTGGTCAAGGTTCTGAAAAAGGCTAGGTATGATGTAACAATGCAAGAACATGAAGCCATTGGCGAGTTAGTCTCCAAACATTATTCGGTCTCTGTCGATGGAGAATATATTGCATTTGTGTTTGAACCTTCTGCATGTCACAGTTATAACGTGATTCAAGAAAAAGGTAAAAACCTTAAAATTGGTACAATTGATACGTTGCTAAGCTATTATTTGGCGTTCATGTATGCCGATCGAGACTATTTTGACGACAATCGATTATTGTGTTTATCAAGCGTGTTGTTTCAAGTACAACAAGAAAATCGTCTTACACAAAAAGAAGTGTTAAGACGGTTTGTATTAGAGTGTTACGGTAAACAGACGTCTTTATCCGAAATGAAAGAAGCGAATAATAAACTGCATCTTACGTTAGATAAAGAGAGTAAAGAATACGAAGAAAGGTTTTTAAAATATGTACCTAAAGACAAAAACCGTTCTTAAGATATGAAGTTTTTATTGTTTTATGTTTCTTGTCTGAACTGTCGTCACTTCCAACCTTCTCCATTAGATGACAAATATAATGATATGGGCAAATGCTTATTGTATCCAACCGATAATCAAAAAAAGATTATTTATCCTTATGCTGAAAAGGTAAGACAAAATGAAAGTAAATGTGGAATCGAAGGGAAAGACTGGTTTCCCTTATGACGGGAGGGGAGCCATTTGTACTGATTCCCAATTCATATGTTGACCGTAATGAATGAGACCACTTGGGTAACAAATCATATGGCGTGCATCACCCCGCATACCAAACACAGGTGTCGCCCATCGATCTCCACGCCACGGCAAATAAGTAAAGCCAATAACCTCATCCGTTCCAGTAAAACGTTCAATACGAACAGGTAATTCTCGACCATCGTAAGTAATACAATCACCTACTTTCAAGATAAGCGTCTCTCCATTACGTTTTGTATGAAGCACAGAGGTTGGGACTTGATGCCAAACGGTAGTCATTTTTCTTTTACTATAAATTGTTACATTTCAATTTTAAGAGTAAATACGTATTCTATGAGGCTTTGAGTGCTTTGCTATTTTTGCATGGGCTACTTCTTGCCATGGTTTATAATATTTTGTAGTTGTTTCATGATAAAAGGAAAACCCATATTCATCCCTTGTTAATTCGATTTCCATCCATTGTATATACTCGGTTGGATTTAACGTAATGTCTTCTTTTTTACGACAAAGAGGACATTTGATCGGGGTCATTTTAACTGTAGGTAAAATAAAACTATCGGATACTTTTTTTAGTTGTCGATAACATTTTACACACATAACATGAGAACAACTTTTTAGAAAATACGGTTTCACGATTGTATCTAAGCATACCGGACACTCCATTTTATGTTTCCTATATTAAACACGATTCAATTTTTACATTTCTACTTTGACTTTGGTAAGCTGAATGCCGGTTTCCGATAGATTACCTAGATGTACATACCAAACCATATCGGTACCATCTCGCCATGTTCCATAAATAATACGAGGAATCACAATCTTTTTGTCGCCAGCTCGTTGTTTTGTGTCATTTTCTAAAAGCCGTTCATAAAATTGTTTGGCGAATAGATTTTCTGCAAGAGAAGCAAATTGAATGGCAAAAGTACGAATGGTACGCATTTTTCGTTCTTCATGGTAGCTATCAATCGTTACGATTTCACCAATATTCAGTTGCGTGAATGCACGTCGAACATCATCGATAGTATTTGTAACTTCTGCGTTGGTAAGTATAATACGGTATGACATTTTATAATAAAAGAAATGGATACTATGTTTCAATTTTTAGTGGGATTGTGTCACGCGCAACATATGATAACTGATACTAGAATCATATTAAATACACCCCTATATCTATGATATGAGCGTTGTTATTATTCAATCCACTGGTGATTTGAAGATGGATACGATTTCGCATATTAAATCGTATGGAAGTCTTCAACATACCTGGAAAACATTAACACATGAGATTCAATTATATGGCAAAAAAAAAGGTAAACCAGGAAATGAAAACAAATACGAGTTTCCCCCCCCTATTGATACCGTATTTTATGGTTCTTGTTTGTTAGTAAATCCATCCGGTGACTTTACGATAGAAATGTGGAACGACTTTTATGAATCAATGACACAACTTGAATTAGATGAAGAAGAAACTGGACAAGAGTTTACTGGGTTGGATGAATTGGAAGAAGAACCTTATAAAATTGATTTAAATGATTGATAGACAAAGACACTATGTATTCAGTGACGAATCCGGATCTTTTACGACGTAAAATGGTAAACGCACTTGATGCTACTGTAGGTAACAAGTTGTTGAGTACCAATATAGAAATCGGTACGTATAACTATTCTGTTCAACAAGCAAGTGAAAAAAAGATTGTCAAACAATGGACAAACCCGATGTTTTGTGAATTGTATCTATCTAAAATGCGGTCTTTGCTCTATAACATCACTGCTTCATTGATTGGCTCTTTGGCTGAACCACATTTGATTGCCTTTTTACCTACTCATGAATTGAACCCAGAAAAATGGAAAGATATGATATATAGAAAAGAAAAACGAGAGGATCATTTGTTTTCGAATAAATTGGCTGTTACAACAACTGATTTTACCTGTTTTAAATGTAAAAAAAATCAGTGTACCTATTTTCAATTACAAACACGTTCTGCAGATGAGCCTATGACAACGTTTGTAACATGTGTGAATTGCGAGAATCGTTGGAAATGTTAAAACAATCTTTAGTAAATTGTAAAAGTTCAATAGGATGTTCATGCACAACATTAAATAGATACATGTATTTTGAAATCAGTTTGATATAGTTGTATTTTTTTTCGTCTGGCATAGACGATACTTTGATATAATCATAACATGTCTCTAAAATATCAATAACTGAATAGCCTTCTTCATACAATTGCGTAAGCATGTCCTTTTTATTCAAAAAAAAATCATCTAAAATGGAAAAAGGAATCGTAGTACATGTTTTTTTAAAATGATCATTCGTAATCGGTACATTTAACAACTTATACTTTTCTAAATAATTAAGCATGGTTCTTACGGATGGTCTCGACATGTCAAGTATAGCGTCTTCTTCTATTAGTTCGATCTCTTCTTCTTTACATACACGATGTAGCAAAGTACGTAAATAAGTATCACTCACTGGTGATAAACGAATGACCACACAAGAAGAATACATACTCTCAATGATTTTTTGAGGATTCGTACCAGTTAAAATAAATTGTATGGATGGATACATGGTCATATAAGTTAAAAAGATTTGCTGAGTTTGTTCATTCATTTCGTCTAACCCGTCGATTACGATTTTTTTGTGTTTTGTAGTCGATTGACAAAATGTTTTCATTTCATTACGATAATATTGTACTCCTTGATCTTTCAGCATGTTGATATGAAGTAAATGGTCGGAATCTAACTGGTCGGATAATAACCCCGCCAATGTTGTTTTGCCTGTACGTTTAGATCCTAACAATAGTAAATTGGTATGTTCACACAAAGAAGATTTGGAATCGCATTCAAACTCTTCTAACGTAGGCATATATTTATAAATAAAGGGGATCATATTCTTTATAAAAGGTTGTATTTAATATTGATAAAACGCATATTGGTATTTTTTACCATTGCGCTGTTTTCCAATACACTGTAGTTTATATTTTGTTAAATAAGTTTGTACCGGAATATTTTCATTTGTTGTCAAGTAGTACATTCTTTTACCAGGTACCTTAGGAACAGGAATAGTAGTATTCATAGATAACGCAATCGAAGAGGGCTGAATCGACATTACTAAAGGATTACTATGAATAGCATTGACCGTTTCATATACCGTTACATTACCACTACTACGCAGTTTTAATGGTATGAACAATTGAGACTCTGGTTTATTCAGAAGCATAAACCTGTAATTTTCTGGATTTTTTATGGTACCAACTATCATAATCAAATTACCAGAAAATTGTATTTTATATCCTGAGCCATTTGACGCTTTCAATATCTGCATACTACTACATTAGATTATTTAAACGCAGATACTAAAACATTGGATTGTTATCAATAGTCATACCGCAATATTCTTCCGGATGATCTGAATAATCTACCGAATGATACACCCCTATTTTAGTTGCTTTATCTAATAACCATTTAAAATTATCCCAAAAATCTTTTTTGTGTCCAATTGATTTAGTCATCAAATGAGTTAATTCATGTAAGGCTACAAAGGTTAACGTATTGATATCAATTAATTGCATTTGTCCTTTGTATTTCCTTAAACAAAATGCGAGTTTTGCTCCTTTATCTTCACTATACGCAGTATATTCGCTTGTCGGCAATGTTTCTACAATTCGTCGTGGATTAAAGTTTTTCACTAAGAGTTGGACACGCTCATCATTTGGATATTTCTCTTTCACATAGGCTACCGTTTTCTTCATACGTTCCACCGCTTCTGCTAACAACTCTGCACTTTCTTGAATCCGATCTGAATCACGAACGCAATATTTATTGCCGTCCCGATGAGCGACAATACATTTTAAATTAAAGGTGTCCGAGTTTAAATAAAACATGGCTAGAACAAGAAAAATACATCCGATAAAAAAGTATTTCATATATTATATAGCCTTAAAATAATAGGCAACATTATCCGTTTTCAAATAAAGAAACCGCAGATGCGATTAATTATTTTTGTACTATAATAGCAAAATTAGCTTAAGCATTTTATGGATGCCTATCAGAAGTAATCGGGGTAATTGAAAAAGAAAGATTACACTAAGAGACCGTCTGATGTAGCGATTGCGGCAGGTGGTAAATGTACTTGCGGTCAGCGTAAATAATCCTGCTTTTAACTTAAATACTATTTTAGAGTCATAGTAAATGGATAAGCTACAATTGAGGCAGTCTATTCGTGATTGGGTGAAATTAGATGTAGAGGCATCGGCATTGAAACAAAAACTTCGTAACCTGAATCAATCAAAAAAAGAAATATCTGCAAGGTTATTGCTAGTCATGAAGGACGAAAATATTGATGAGTTTGACTTGAATCAAGACGGGAAACTGATACGTCAAGTCAAAAAAACAAAACAGACATTAAGTAAAAAGCAATTGATAGCAAGTTTATCAACCTATTATAAAAGTGAAGAAGAGGCTAAAAAGACAACCGAGTTTCTATTAAACGCTAGAGGCGAAAAACTGAATGAATCTTTATGTAAGAAGTGATTTTGCTAATATAATTTGATATGCTGCTCCGTCAGTATATTCATGATTATCATTTTTCAATAAAACATATCCACTTTTAATTAACGTGTTAATTTTATTTTCGGTTATATTAGGTCAATCATAGTTCATTGTAGGATACACTGGATCATCATCTCCTACACCGCATTTTCCAGATTGTCCAAGTAATCTACAATCATCGATAATAATAATATCATTATATTTTCTATTTTTTAATATTTCAAGTTCATGTAATAAAGGTGCTTCCTCTTCGCCAAAGGCTGTGGTGCCTCCACTATAATGAGCATCTAAAAATATAGTAACAGGTTCATTAATAGTATTTAATAAATCCGGTAATATTTTTTTAGAATCACCAAAATACATTTTTACATTATTATTCTTAAATTGGTCTACGTTATAGTTATACCATTTTCTGATAATTCAATAGAATGAATTGTTTCATAATTATTTAATACAGATTTTATTCCATTCCCTAGATACGTACCTGTTTCGATGTAGTGATTTGTATTATTATTTGTCAATTTATAAAAAGCTGATGTTAGATTCGGCATATTATATACTATATATAAAAAGTGGTTGATTTTGCCAATCTGAACCATTATAAATTAATGTATCATCTAATGTCTTATAATTTACACTCCCAACATGTTTAAATAAGCTGAACATTTTATTTATTCTTTTTTTGTTATATATTCTATGAAAGTTACCTTCAATGCATCCATTCCCAATCGGTATACCACACATAAAATAACCATTTTCATTTAACATACTATAAGCTTCTATACAAGCATCAATATCGCCATTCGGATTAATTGGATCTCCGTATCTACCTAATCCATCATGTTCTAAAGATGAAAAAGATACAATCAAATCATATTTCATTTCTTTTTTATAATTATCCATAGTTAATGTATGAATCTTATAATTACAGTTAGGTGTAATGTAATCTAAAGTAGTAACACTTTCAGCCTTAAAGTGTAATAATAAACATTCAATCCATGGTGATATAGACCCTAACACTAAACATTTTTTTCCTTCCGCTTTAACACGGTTGAATGCTTTAACAAATTGCAATGAAGATCCAGGATAATCATTTGGTGATAATTTTTCATATTGTAATTGATGACAACAATCCAACATTTCATCGATCATTTCATTTTTCCATACTAATTCAAAATTACCATTACTATAATTCATGTATTTTTTACAAATGTCGGGTATTTGATTATAACTATTAGAATGAATCCCATTTATAAATCCCATATGTGAAAATGGCAAATCCGATTGAAACTCATCTAATATAGTTTGATTCAGATCGTTTATTGGAATAGGTGTTTTTATATTATATTTTTTACGAATAAAAATATGGTTTTCATAAAATGCGTCCACTGTTAAACCAGACTTTTCAAACTTATTTTTATAATAGGATGATTTTTCATATTCACTACCATATTTTATATAATATCCTAGGTAATTTGAATATATTCCTTGTTGCCATCTTGTAGAACCATTGATATTGCGAACAGAATACATTACATATGGAAACTCTTTCACTAGATGTAAAACATTATTTTGTTCTAAATGAAACTTTATAAGTTGCTCTAAGTTCCATTCTTGATGATGTTTCATTTTCATAAAATAGTCATTCGATCGAAGTACAATATTGTTAACTATATTTAAATAAGATTCAATGTTTGTTTTGGATAAAACAACATGCCTATCCGTATAGCCACCATAATGCTCACAGTCTGGTATCCATATACAATGTTCATTCATAAGATCAAGTTTAGGATGCGGCAATTGATAGATAAAATCACTTCTTGTAATAATAAATCTATCATAGGCATTTATTAAATCATGATCAATTAAGTTTTTCAACAAAAACCATCTAAAAAATAGTAATATACCTGCAGATCCTGGATGACCGCTATTTTTTATACCCCCTAAAAATTGATCGCCAATTTTAAAAAACTCACGCCAATACAAAGGCTTTTTATACGTGATCACATGGGCTTGTTCTACTAAAACATCCGATGTTTTAATACCATATACTTGATTTTTCCATAAAGGATATGGAAAATCCTTACTATGTACTATTATATTATCATTCGTGTCCACTATCTTATCTCCATGATAAGTAACATTATCATTTGATGCTTTTGGTGTTTGTAATTGACCATGCATACCATTTATATTTTCTAACGTTTCATACTTTGGTCTATCTTTAGAAAGTATAGTAGAAGCATAATCAAATGCATCTCCAAAATCATCTGGTTCATCATAAGTGAACCGGTATTTTGCGGTTTGATAAAATGGATTCGAATAATCATAATCTGGTTTTATACCAACACATACACATAAATCAGCATTTAATTCGTCGAGTACGTTTTCCTTAAAATTAGTAAAAGTCAGTTCGTGTGCTCTTGTTTCGGATAAAACAATTACTAACGTTTTCATAAAATAAGAAAATAATAAAAAATAGTACTATGGACTTTCTTCATCGCATAGCCTTAACGGTTCTTTACAGTATACTTTCGATTGTGATAGTTACGAGTATCATGTCTTTTTTTTTGGTAGAGCCGGCGTCTTACAACCGTTATCTTTTTTTTATTATCTTTCTTTTGATACTTCATCTGCTTCTTTCTTGAACCACCACAGGTTCCTACATCTCTAGGCAAACCAAGACAATGATTTCTACTACTATTTTCATCTAACTGAACTTGTTTACTTGCCATAGATTGAATACTTTGATTTGCATCTTGACCACCTAGAGAAGGACCGGCTATTCTAAATTGAGGGACTGTCCCCCCTCCAGAGTTTGCCAAGTTGTTTTGTTTTGTACGCATGTCCGATTGATAAGCTACAATATCGGATGTAGAAAGCCCGTTCGTTTTTGCTTCAAATGTTCTCATTACGTTAAATAGATAAAAAAAAAGAACAAGAATCATATATGTTGAGTCAAAGTGACCGATTTCAATTACAAAAAATGATGGAGCAAAACAATGTGGTGGATAAGACAGATCAAATACGCGAAATGAAACATAGCGGTGAAATCAAAAAAAATGTAGAGTTTATCTTAAAAACAAAAAAAGACAATCCTACGTTATCTAAAAAAGAATTAGAAGAAATAATTTTGCCTCAACATTCCTTTTTATTTTACAACTATATGGAATTATACAATATCTTATTCAAGGAAATCGATACAACCATTGTCTATCAATTATTAACGGTGTTAGAAGGGATTGAAAAAGGCACCTATGACCAACAAGAAGGAAGCGTTGTCGTAGGTACCTTATTAAAAGAAATCTATATTGATTCTAAATTAGCGGAAACCAAAGGAGAAGAAAAGGTAAGTATGAAACCAAAAGAGATTCATTGGAAAGATTACAAAAAAAAATATTGATTTAGGAATATGAACACACTTTATTTAACGCCTGGATCGAAATACCCTAAAAGTTTTTCTCCACGTGTTATCAATTCTACTCAACAAGGTAACTCGAATGTTGCTCCGTTAGGAGAAGCAAGCCAAGTCCCTTTAGATCGAATGATGATTCGTCGTGTATTCCCCAACTCGTCCAAGTTCAATAACGTATTTGTTAATTCAAAACAATGGGCTCAAACTCCTTTTCGTGTAGCCCTTAATGCAGGTGATTTATTATTGCGCCAATCTGAACCTGGTGGTCATAATCAGGTCAAGGGCAAGGTTGGTATAGGGGCTTACCGATACAGTTTAGGGTCGATAGACGGTATAAAAAGTGGTAATGGTGCTTCCGGAAACCAGCATTATGTATACGATTCTTCTGTTTATACACGATACAAGGTTTTAAAAGCGAAACAGTACAATTATTACGATTATACATTTGGAGGTTCTAACAATAGTGCTTTTTCAAATATTGTAGGAAGTAAGAGATTTATTCGAACGATGTAACTCAAACTGAGTTATATTTATTTTCTAAAAGGGACACGATTTCATGATATTCTTTTCGCTTGGCGATGTCTAGCACACTTTGTCCCATAGTGTCTTGAATAGTTGTATTTGCCCCGAAAATAAGTAATAGTTTGACCGCTAATATTTCATTCGACCGAACCGCATAGAAAAGCGGTGTCCAACCCGCTAGTCCTTTACGATGAATGATAGTTGGATTTTGCTCCAACATGATCCACATGGTCTTCAAATCGCCTCGTCCACATGCTAGTGAAAACTCCATTTTATAGTTGAATACGACTTAACATTTCAATTTTTAAGAGATTAAATAACACTATATGATTCAACTTTTAATCTTTCATCAAGTATTAGATAACGTTTTTATCTGATACGGTTGTCCTATCGAACTTCTATAATGAAGTATAGTTGCACCAGGCGGTTTATTTTCATACCAATAAGAAATAAAATTTTGTAAATCAACTTTGGATGATGAAATAGATAGGTCTGATAAAAACTTATAATTTGCTAATTTAGTTCCAAAAAATGCTTGTGCAATATAGCCTAAATCAATGCCTATTTGTAAGGACGTCGTTGATGTAATGGATGTAAAATTACCAAATAATTCACGTTCACCTTCAGCTACATTGGTATAACAATCATCATTCATAATAAGTAATAATATAGAATAGGTTGGTTTTTCATTTAATATTTTACAAAGATCAATTAAATAACTTGTTACATTTAAAAATCCTCCATCGCCTATTATCATAACAGCACCTTCATATTTATGTGAACGTAAATATCCAGCAGTAACCGAAATACTTGAACCAATAGGACTAAATTCGCCCAATATAGAAATAGCCATAGGGGATTGATGCCTTATAAACGTCTGTGTTAAAAAAGATACAAGTCCTATATCGGTTGAATATAACAACGTATCATTAATAATGGTTGGATTTGGTTGGTGTTCATAAATAACTTCAACACAATGTGCTACAATAGCAATAGTAGTTAATGTAGTATTATCTATCAATGATGTTTGCGATTTATATGCATTCAATGCTGTAGTTATAAAATTAGATTCACTTGGTCTAACATCTAACCAATTCAATGAAGAAGGTATTTTATACTTTAAAAAATGTGTTAAAAACACATTAACATCTATGTATAATGTATTAGATGGGTTTGATGATGCCGGAGGATATTTATATTGATTATTTAATATATGATAAATAGGTGTATTTAATGTCATATAAGGATATACATCAGTATATAAAATTAGGTCATTTTCAATTACATACCCGGCATCTATAACAAGAGTTGCACTTTTATATAATTCATTGATAGTTTTATTTGAAATGGGTCCATCTATTCCAACATTAGAATAATCTAATGGATTGATGTATGTTTTTGATAAAGAGGTTAGCATGATAAAAATATTTTTATGAACATTGCTTAAATCTGCATATTGTTTTACAATCAATGGATTTACACGTTCTCCAAGACGAATGATAATTTTATTAGATCTTTTAATCGAAGACAAAATTTTATTAGAAAAATTAATAGCATTTTGTAGTTGATTTGGATAAAATAAAGTAGATATAGGAGCATTTGTATATTTATAAGTGGTATTCCAACATGAAGTTAATACAAAAATAGCAACTGAACCTTTACCTGGAGATATCGCGGTTCCATATTTTGCTATAGTAAATGCATCAGAAATAATAGTTTGCGGATTAATAGTAGTAGTATCTATATAAAAAACTTTTTTGCATATGGTTGAAAAAATACTACTATCAATGTATTGAAAATTGCTTACTGGAACTCCAAAAAAAGATACTAATGGATTTGCTTCATATAATGAAGTGGCAATACCAGTTGCCGCCATTAATGTACCAGGACCTGCTGTAGAAAAAGTAATTCCTACTTTATTTAAAGATAGTGCTTCAACCGATGCCATATGAAGAGCAGATGATTCATTTGATGCATGGATATAATTAATTTTATTTGTTGTAATAAAATTATCTATATCTTTATTTGCTTGAAACCATGCTGAACCAGGAATACCATAAACACTACTGCCTGTTCCATTTTTTTCAACAATTAATTTTAATACCATATTAGTAAATGTATTTTCAGATGTAAAAATGGTTGGTGAAGAGGGTGGCAGGCGAAATGGCAACTCTTTGCATTTACACTTATTTTTACGTAGAGTTCTTAAGTTCATATTCAACATAATGTATAATAGATTTTTTTGGTATCTTAATTTATATCAAAACACGGATGAAAAAAATTGCCGGTGTGTCATATTTATGCGTCCTTTTCAAAAAGTAGTAAAAAGGAGGAAAGATAAGATGTCCGTCTACGTATGATCATACCAGGTAAAACACTAATGATTTCTTATTCAGATCATAAGTATGCATTGTTTTGGAGAGATGTTGAAAAAGGAAAAACGGTGGAAGTGTTGAAACAGTTGATTTATAAAGAAGTAAAGGTCTGTTTTTGAGATTGTGGAGTAGGATATTGGGAAGATAAATAGTCAAGACGCTCTCAAATTAACAATAGATGGAAGGCGCGCTAGAAACCAGTGAACGAGTAGTAAATCTTATCAAAATATAGGAGTTGGGCGTTGACGGCTATATACATTCACAGAGGATCTTTGCCCCAAATGATTTGATGGTGGTGTAGTAGGAATATTTGATTTAGTAAATGGGTAGACCGCAGACACATATTTATAGGGAGGTCTATTGTAAATACCGTCGGTTTGAGCGAACCGTTGATCGACATGACCAACGCCACCGATTTGATTCATTGTAAAGATATAATCACGCTTGTCACCTATAGCCTTAATTGCTATCCACGGTTTGTTATAGGTTTGAGTAGTTACGGAAAAGGGTAAACCTTGTTTTTTGTTACCACCGGCAGTATTTAAATTGACGTTACAATGATAATTCGTACTACCGGCAGACCCAGCACCAATGATTCTTGCCTTGCTCATATAGTATATAAATATTTCCTAGTTCACATAAGGCGATAGTTTTTCCTTGAGTGCATTTTCCGTAAGTTCCATATTTTTAATCGTAACTGGTCTTCTTTTTTTACCATTTATCACATAACCATTAATATCTACCGTTCGGTTTGGGTTAGTATGAATGGTCATATCTGCTTGCAGTTTTTTATTCATATCCATATCTATTTTTAACGAAGTATCTGTCTTATTCACTTGGTTCATAGTAATCTTCCATTTAATACGTTTGGTTTTCTTTTTGATAGTAGACTGAATACTTCCTTCAAATACAGCGCTCATAACTTATATAAATAAAAAAGAGAATACAATGGTATGGAAGAATGTATCATTTGTTTTGAAGAAACAGACAAGTTTATAAAGTTTAAATGTGATCATAAAGTCTGTGAGGCATGTTTTCCTAAATTAACAAGATGTCCATTATGTAGAGACTTTGTTATAACTATACAAACACCAGATCAACCTGAAAGAATGGATAGACCAGAGTTTTGTCAACTCTTATTCTCTTTTTCAGTTATCCTATTATTTTGTTTATGGTGTTTTTATATTGTCAAAACGGCGTAACCTTTCCGGTATAGTAATCTATTGTTCTCTTACAAACAGAATTGTTATTTTTCAAAATAAAAATCGGTGATTCTTTATAAGGTAAGCGAAGTCCCCATGGTTTCAAAAAAGAAGCATTATTTGTTACAATTGCATTGTATTTTTGACGATCTATAAATGTGCTACTATCGACAGGACCCTGTGTAGAAAAACTTGGGTTACTTGGTTTATAAATTGTAATATCACACTTATTTTCACATTCCTTTCCTCCAGGTGATTCTGTTATATTATTTTCATAGTAATGGCTGCTATCATTCGGTGTATCATCAGGTGAGATAGAATAATTCACGCCGGGGATAGGATGAAAGGTCGATTTTGTTTCATAAGTAAGCCCACGCTTCTTTAAATAAGTGGAATAATTAAAATAATACCCTGGTAGTGGTTCTCCTAAAGTAGTTTTTGTTTTGTTCAATAATCCCCTTCTAATATTGGCAATACCACTAAAACTCGCAATATTACCATACGTAGGTGGAATAGTTCCGGTTTGAGATGTACCATTACATGCCTTGTTGTATAATTCTCCCGTTTTATCTACTTTTCCGAGCATTTTAAATGGTTTTCCTACACGTATCGAGTTTTCACAAAGGGTAAATGGGTTACAGTTTTTTGGCGTTGAATAGGATTGATCTGTATTATTAGAATTACTGGTACCTGTTCTACGATAATGTTTTAAAGGACGTGAAGATGGATAATAATTATTAGCTGGATTATACACATAGTCTTTTAGATCGTTTTTTACATATCTAGGTACATGGTCTCTTTGATTGTTTGTTTTTTGAATCACATTGTTTTTTAAATCAAATTGTTTCCAACTATATTTTTGCATAGTATATATATGTATCTTTTTATTCTTGCTTTACTATTGTTGTTAGTGTATCATTTTTGGAAACGGGAAGGATATGAAAATTATGATGACCCATCCTGTCTTACTTTAGCACAAAAGAATCAATCTAACTTGGATTCATTAAAAAAAGATGTAGAAGCAATTTTAGCCTTACAAACCAAAGTAGACAGTTTATCGGCGTCGAATGATTCCAATAAAACACAATTAAAGAACTTGACCGATCAAGTTTACAAAACATGAGCTTCCCATAAATAACGACAATAAGACCATTCTAGTGTAGGCATCGCGCAGTCTATACTTTCCTTTCCTGGAATAAAAGAATGATAGGGTCCAGGCAACACATACCGTAATAATTCTTCTTCGGACAAAACAGCAGTACTGGAAAACTCGGGCGACGCTTTTACATGGTTTGCTAAATCGGTCAACAAAGGTGGATAAGCATAAGGATAGGAATAAGACCAATCCGTACACCCTTTGGTATAGTATTTCATGTTCCATGCAAAAATCTTCAAATAATGACTGCATGCTAATATTGGGTCAACTGGCAACAAAGTATCATAGTAACGTTTTTGCCATCCCTTTTGAATAGGGCAAATAAAATGCTCTTTTTCACGTTTTAACATCGGCGTATTCAGATGTCGTTTTTCTTCCGTAGACATATCCACTTGATAACGATTTCTGCTGTGATATTCTTTCGTCATACTCATTTCCTCTTTTTGGGCTAATGCTTGAACAAACTTTTCTAGGATAGCCCAGTTTATCTCTTCGTCAAACAAGTGCTCATTCGGAGCAATGGTAGAAACATATGTTTGAAATAATAGATCAAACCCATTGGTTCGTAGTTGAATCGCTGGAAAATGTGGCATAAAATCATTTCCTAAAAACAACGTCATCAAAATATAATCTGATAGTTTATCTTTTCCAATGACCTCTTCGATCGCTCTTGCTAGCATGGGTATATCTAAAATATGTAATTCACGATCCGAAAGCATAAACGCTGGTGCCTCTCGTAACAATCGTATTTCTCCATATTGTAGGTGTTGTAAGCTTAATACAATCAAATCCGAATCTAACCCATAAACCAGTGTTTTTTTGTCTTGATGTATGTCTGGATTATTTCGAATCCATTCAAATAATTTATGTTCTCCTTCCCCGGCTTCTTTGGACGTAGACAGTTTGAAGGATTCAAAGCGAGAAGTATGGTTCCGAAAATAATGGGTTAACCCTTTATCTAATTTATTCATAAATGTAGTTCCAGGTGTAATTTGTATGGTGTTCCAGGCACTCGGCGTTTGTGTCATCCATCCTTTGAATCGGCGCTCGCGTTGTTGTTTGACTTTTGCCATCGGAGGTATGCCATCAAAAGCAATAAACACGCGTTTCGGTTCTACCAAAGATATATAAAAGTCAATCTTTTCACACACCTTTTGTATTAAATCGTCTTCATCCTTCATAATAGAGACCATATCATAAATGATAGAGTTGCTATCCAGATATAAATGATCAGTTTTTTGTAGAGGCGTAATCAAATAAGGATATTTTCGTAAGAGATACGAAAAATAGCTTGGAATACCCATAACATGAATAAGTATAGGAATAGGTTTATGCCCTTATAAAAAATACTTAAAAATAGAGTGTCTTTTTTCTATATGGATCATACTCTTTATATTAATTTGAAGCAACGCGCGGATCGTAAAGAACATGTAGAGAAGCAATTTGCTTCTTTAGGTGTAGAAGCAACACGTATAGAAGCAATTGAATGCTTACAAGGTGCAATTGGGTGTGCCATGAGTCATGTACAAGCACTAGAGTATGCCAAAGAACAAGGATGGTCAACTGTTTGTATTTGTGAAGACGATATCGAGTTTACTGACCCCTCTTTATTTCAAGAGCAATTACGTGACTTTTTAAAAGATTATTCTACATGGGACGTTCTTTTGTTAGGTACAAATATGGCGCCGCCCTTTGATAAAGGAAAGGGATGTTTTCGTGTAAGAAATGCACAAACAACTACCGGGTATATTGTAAAAAATCATTATTATGATACACTTATTCACTGTTTTCGTAAAAGTATAGGTTGTTTGATACATGATTATAACCCAAAATTATATGCGATTGATATTCAATGGAAATATTTTCAAGAAAAAGATCTTTGGTATGTATTAAATCCATTGACCATTATTCAACGGAATGATTATAGCGATATTGAGAAGCGCGATGTATCCTATGGTTCCGCTATGTTAAAAACAAAAGAGAATATATGGAAACCAAGCGTCTGTAAGAATGGTGTTTCTACACATGATAGGAAATGATTTAAACATACCTCTCGTATACATAGAAATGTATATTGATTGCCGCGAACATGCGCTGATTCAATTGTTAGGCGCTGAAAGCAAACAACTCGATATTGGAGACGTTTCCTTTGAAAAAGATGGACAGGTGTATGCGTTGGTTGAGCGTAAAACATGGACCGATTTAGCTGCCAGTTTATGTGATGGGCGATACCAAGAGCAGTCGTATCGATTGTTAGAGTCCGGGATTCCGCCCCATCGCATTGTTTATCTTATCGAAGGATCTCCAACACAAGTTAAAAATATACCGTTGAAAACATTACAATCCGCGATTGTTAGTTTATGGATGAAAGGGTTTTCCGTAATGCGAACTAATTCGATTGAAGAAACCGCAGAATGTCTAAAAATGGTAGAAGAGAGGATCCATAAAGATGGTAAAGATAGTGATTATGTATCTACGTTGAGAATTAAGAAAAAAGATAAACTTACACCTGAAAATGTGGATATCATGATGTTATCTCAAATACCAGGGGTAAGTATAGTAACTGCAAAAGCCCTTTTGGAAACGTACGGTACTATGTATTCACTAACTACACAGTTAAAGGAGAATCCTTTATTGTTAGATTCCTTTTTGTGTGGGAAAAAGAAGATATCTAAAAAACTAATAGAATCTTTAAAAATATTCCTACATTGTGGCTTATAATGCAGGTGCTCCTGCTATGGTTCTTCGAGTTCTGCGTATACCCGCAAAGGTCTTACCACTTTTTGTTTTTCAAACAGTAATGGAAAGAAACCAACGTAAGTGAAAATGTATTTGTCAAGTACAAGCGGCAAATATAAGGTATCAATTACTTTCATAATAATCTTTTTGTAGGCGATACAATGTCTCACGTGAGCAATACATTTTTTATTTGATTCTGGATCCATGATGTAGTGTATCTAAGTGATCATACGTTTCAATTTTTAGTGATTGTAGCGCTTCCCGCTTATAAATAATGATCAATTGTTTCGAAAAAGGATATGATCTGATCCGGGGAATAGTTGTACCATATGTACTGGAAACTATTATTGTAAGGTAAAAGATGTCCTACTAACTTACCCTTGAGGTTTAATTCTGGTATGTCAGCCCCAACTACATCGTATGTTGTACCTTGAATAATAACCTTAGTTGGCTTATCTACTCGTTTTGTCCATTCGTAAAAGGATACAGGAGTGTTCATCCATTCCTCGTAATCAGGACCTTTACGAAGTTCTCTTTTATCCATATAGATACTATAAATAAACAGATTACCACTCCGAATCCAATTCCCATAAAGGTCATATTCTAGATCATCGAGTAGAATACGACCTTTGTAACGCTCCACATTAAAATGACGATTCGTACCAACCAAGTCAAAATACATTTTAATGAAAGTATATAAAAAATGAAACAATTTTTCTATGTATAGAAAAAATGCCTTCTATGGTGTATGATAATGTACGATACATTCATTCCAAAGATGCGATTCAGTGTAAAAAGTGTTTGGCTATCATTCATAGCAAATCACGAGACGAGTTTAAATGGTGCTCTTGCAGGACTGTAGGAATTGATTGCGTAGGGTATTTTGCGATGGATGGAAAAAATAAAGTATGGTTATCTCAAGAAGTAATGGAATCTTACATTATGATTCGACATCTCATTTAGCCTATATTTTCAATATAGCTGTATAAAAAGCAGGCTGATAATTAGATGTTACCACGACTCCGCGATAATCTTTTATAACTATTTTTTTTACATATACAATATGCTTTCCGGATTCTGTTGGGGTTTTATTCTTTGTTCCATATTTAAAAACAATTTTGTCGATGGTATCGCCTACTCGTAGCCCTTTTGCAACATAACTAACGGTTGTCCCAATAATTTTAGGTTGTATCTTGACTTTTCTTGGTAATACAATAAAAAAGCCTTTGTCAAAAGTAATATTATGATGGTGTGTAACATCAATCCCATTCTTTACTATTCTAGATGTTTCTGATATAACATACATACCAACTTTTTGAGGTGGAGTAATACTATTTCCATATCTATAGGTAGATATTAACGTATCGTTATGCATGCCGTTAAGAGTAGACGTTGCAGTAGGAGGTATGTCTCCGTATGTATAACTAGCCATGCTAGATTTTATGGTAACATTAATTATTGGGGTTAACTTTCGTAATCTATTAGATTCACTTTGTGTTACATATATAGTTCCTTTATTATCAAAGGCTAGCCCATAAACATGATCGTAATCTAAACCTGTTTCCAAAGTAGTTACATTATCATTACTGTCAACCCTTTTTATTAAACAATGGTTAGTATCTGCTACATACACATACCCGTTATTATATGCTACACCACTAGCACTCCAAAAATCTTCATCTGGTGCCACAGTAGTTACAGTATCATTACTGTCTATTTTTTTTATTAAAGAATCGTAATTATCTGTATACTTAGATGCTACGTACACATACCCGTTATTATATGCTATACCCCAAAGCACTCCAAATTGTGGATCTGGCACCCATACTTCATTTGGTGCCAAAATAGTTACATTATTATTACTGTCGATCTTTTTTACTTTATTATTGTAAGTATCTGCTACATATATATTTCCTTCGCCATAGGCTATACTCCGAGGACGATTAAAAATTTCATTTGGTGCCAAAATAGTTACATTATCATTACTGTCTATTTTTTTTATTAAATTATGGTTAGTATCTGCTACATATACATTTCCTTCGCCATAGGCTATACCACAAGGAAAGTTAAAAACTTCATTTGATGCTAAAATAGTTACCTTATCATTACTGTCGAGTCTTTTTATTAAGTTATTGCCCGCATCTGCTACATATAAATATCCTTCATTATATGATAACCAAATGGATACTTAAACGCACCATCCACAAGAGACGAGCTATACATAACTAATCGTTAGAAAATAATTTCACAAATACATATTAATATAAGATAAAAAATTATTGACGTGACGCGGTATTTAATGGTTATAGTCGTGCGACATGTAGTTTTTGTTTATTTCGGACTTAACCTCTTTCGCATGAGACTTGAAACATGTCGTATTAACTTTTAATATGGTAGGAAGAAAGAGTATAAAAGTTTTACTAACCCGTTTCATTTTTGGTATTGCGTGCCTTCGCGTGTCCAGTGACTCCCTGTATTTGATTATAATGCGCGATAGGCATTCCCCGCATACGTAATGATCGAGGTAACACCATTTTTGTGTAGAAGAGTTTCGTGAGATACGTAAGACTCCTTCGTCTTATTGATTAAATCGCTAACCTCTGTAGCATGGTACTTGATACATTCATAATTGACATTGTAACACGCTGTATTTAGTGTTTCTATCCGATAGGACAATACAGTCAACATGCGTGATATGCGCATCATTTTAAAGTAAGTACATGCTGCAAAGAAATACAACAACGCGAGTTTCATGATACAATATGTATGTACGCTTCAATATCAATTTTGCGGGGTTACGTCCCCGCGCGACGTCGATTACGTAAGTACATAAAGTATCTCCGTTACCTGTCTAAGTTAAGGCACCTCATCGCTTCGTCGTCTGTTGACGTTTCTTACGTATGCGCGTGGCACTCCCCGCTCAACGGATCTCTATCAAAAAAATTGAAATGGTTTAAGACTCTATATCTTTATTCAACAACCATGTTTACCGAACTCGATTACGCAAAGACTGTCAACCGCTTCAAGGCGAACAAGGGGATCAAGTACCGTCGCGCAGAGAAATACGTGTACGAAAAGTACTGGAAGACCCAGACAAACCGAGCGATGCAAGTACAATCGCGAAGCGAAACTGAGTTCGATGAAGAAATCCTACACCCCGAAAAACACCTCTCTCGCTGGGAGCAGCACAACCTACAACATCAGCGCCAAGCGACCTACCCACTAGGCGCCGGATGGTAAGTCCAAAATAAACCTGAGCGAGCAGGGGGGTATTACACCCTTTTTTTGCGGGGATCGCCCGCACGCGCCATTATGAGCAAATAATGAATGTGTTCTCGTGCCATTATGAGGAAATAATGAATACGTTCTCGTGCCATCCTATTGTAGCGCGCGCGGGGCGCTCCCCGCAACGGATCTCCACAAAATTGAAACGTATTGGGAGCATGACCTTCATACAATGTCGCACTTTATCGTAAAAGGATACAATGTTACCATCTTCGTCGAAAAGACGCCCACTGGCGTAAAAGTGGACGGTCAGGAACACGAGCTGGATGACAACAAAGTGATGGAACACGGACTCCATATCTACACGCTCAACGATACGATCGAACTTGGTAAGGACTATTACCCCTGGCGAATGGGGGCTACAAGTTTCGATATATGGTCGCAACGGCTTAACAAGCCAGCGGACCAATGGGAAGATGAAGAGATCCCTACCAAGTTTCTAATTGAAGATACTGTCTACGACGTGGAGAATGCGGATCGGAGCTGGCCTATGCCAGTTCTGCGGCTGGATGGTGAAATCGTAGGTGTTATCGATGCGGAAGTCAACACGGAGACAGGAGCTACGGTACAAAAGGTAAAGTGGATCAGCGTTAAGTAAAACACTAATACATAACACCAAACACAAACACTTTTTTATCCATTTCGGGAAGCGGAACCAATGGTCATAACATCATTTTTATTTGATTATAATGGCGCGCCCGCTTTTTTTATCACCAATTGCTTCGTAAATAAAAACTTTTCTACTGTTCGATTTCTACGCTTCAAGTTACATGCCAAACAACTAATCAGTACGTTATCTTTGTTATGTCCCATCGTGTTATCCTTACGATCTAATGTCCATTGTTTTTTATCACCTTTTTCATAGTCCATCAATACCTTTTCTTTACAATAATAACATGTATAGTCACATGATTCTAATAGATGTTTGACATGGTCTTCTTTAATAAAATGGTAGTCGCTATAAATCTCAAACTTTTTGTCTTGAGATTTATATCCGTGTAATTTTTTAGAGATCATATATTGACAAGTTATTATTACCAATAAAGGTAATACACCGAGTTCTCCGTAGTAATTACATAGTAATTCGGACCAGTCGCAAAAGATTGAATCGAACTAGTAATCCAGCCCTTTCCATTGTACCACTCGCCCTCGCAGTACAAGTAGTTATTCTTAGTAAAGATCTTCCAATTGTACAATGCGTTCATGCTATAGTATCAGGCAACGTATTTATATTCTTTTTTAATTACAATTGTCCACCAATCTCTAAGGGTTTTCGTACTACATCGGGTTCAATGGTTGAGTTCATCCAGGGACCTACATTCCCTTGAGGGTTAGGTGGTTCTGATCGTACCTGAAGGTTAGCATTCCTCATGGTAGAACCAACCGTATTGATACCAATTAACGAACCTGCCTGAAGAAGATTGACACCTTTTAACATGCCACCGCCTTGAGGATTAACTGATGCCCATTGAGAATTGTTATCATTCGGTAAAAGCATACTGGGGTCCTCTAACTTAGAAGCTTGGGCTCCATAAGTATTGGTTTTTAACCCGTTTACGGAAGCATACTTTTCATTTTGTCCTAAAGGATTCGAGGGTCCAGGCGACGAGTAAGAAGGGATAGAGGTCATCATATCTTTGTTTTTCTGCGAACCATTTTTATAGAGTAAAAAGCCTAATACTAATAAACCACCAAGCAAAAGAAGAAGGTCTTTTTTTTTACCAAAATTCATTATATATTGAAAACATAAAATTTTATTCTATGATTTCGTAGTTTATCCTTAACTCTTCTGCGATAGATCTGGAACGTTCCGCCTCTTCTTCTGACTGTTTTGCCTTTTCTAAAGCTGCTTCATAGACCTCTCTCGGCGTTTTTAAAACAATCGTGTCTATTTTTACTTCTGGCTTTTCCTTAACTCGTTTGATTAGACATTGCGAAAAGGTATTTTTGTCTAAAACCATAATTTGTCTTATGTGAATGACTAATTGAAAATACCGTTCACTAAACTTGATTCCTGAAATGTCTAAAATAGCAATCACCCGATCTTCCTTAATACGTTCCATAGGAATAGGGATTTCTAGTTCATTGAACACTCGCATTGGTTCTGCTTGTTTTCCTTGAGGTAGTTGTCCACGAAGGATATATTGTTTCCCTTTTATTTTCATGCTTGGAATAAATGCATTTTGTATGTCATCCAATTCCATTTCTTCCGACACAAACCATTGATTCTTTTTTTCATATAACAATTGATGCAACCGTTCTTCTAAAGCCGTTATCCAGTCAATAAAACAAGAGTTTTCTGAGTAAAATACAAAATCCGAATGAGGTTTGCCAGTCGTTACAATTCCTTGTTTGGTGGTACATTTCGGCGTATAGACAAACAAAGAATCATCCTTTTTACCAAAGTTAATCTTGGTAAAAAAAGAACCACCTGATAATGGAGTCGGTTTACCCAAATGAATCATAGAAAAGTCAAATGGATCGTTTGCATCATGAATCATATTCTCTTTTTCTATATTTTTATGTATAAAAACACGCATAATAATACTAAAAAGGAATATGTTAAATCAATGTTTATCCATGTTAAAACGAGAGGATGTAAAAAAAGAAATGAAACACCTTTTTTTACCATTTATTGATATGTTTTTTCCATATCTTTCTATTCTGTATTTTCTTTTTTTAATAAATATAGGCGTTTCTCTTATGATTCTTTATAAATTAAAATCTACCTAAGTAATATGGCTAAACAGAGCAGAAAACAAACAAGGAAAAATAAGGGTGGTGCTTTTACGTTAGCCGCTTTAGGAAAAGCGGCGGCGGATGTTCTTATCCCAGCCAGTTTTTTTTATGGCTTGAAAAAACGCCAGACTAAATCTTTAAAGAAAATATACAGGTCTCGTGATCGTTAAAACCCGTCTTCTACCGTACGATTTCCACCACGCATGTTTATGAAATCCTGTTGTGACTTTGTAGTACATACACACCCATCGCTAGTAGAATAGGTTGCTGCTTTACAACAAGATGGACTGGAACGATTATTTGCCATAAAGAAACTTATATCTGTAGCAGGTAAAGCAGGTGGTGGAGTCGCATAAGGACCATCCCACGCTAATCTACCATCCGTAAACTGAGGTGCCTCTACAAAGTTTATTTGATTCCCGTTTAAATCGGGAACATTCATTGGTGTAGGACAGGAAGCACCAGGAGGGCATGAATAGGGACGATCCCAATATAATTTACCGTCTTTCCATTTAGAGGCTAATTCAAAACTTTCCTTAAATCCAAGGGCTGCCATTAAATTAACGCCAATCAACCCTAGTAACAAAAAACATATCAGCACTACGTAAGGCTTCATATTATACTATACTATTTTTTCTTTTTGACAGAAGGAGTTTTGGGTGCTTTAGGTGATAATGTTTTAAATAGGGTTGTAGTAAATACTTCCATAACTGTGTACATGACAATCACTGGTACTACAAACGATCCCAATAAAGCCATACCACTCGCATATAATCCAAAGCCAAATGCAAAAGCCGGCGTTGGCATTAATGCAAAAGCTAATACTAATAGCGCTAACAAAATAGCAATCGTAATAATTAAAATATGATCTAACACTACCATCACATTAAGTATTCCTGATACGGTGATATTATAAATATCCAGAACACTGTACAAGGCTGTAACCATAACACCATTTATTTTAGCAAACATATCGCGTAAATGTATAATCATTTCCATCAAAGGAATGATAAACAATAATATTTTTTGATATAGTTGAGTAAAAATACCTCCAAGTTGATTTTTAAGCCATTGTATTAATTCCATGAAAGCAGTAATGGATGCCATAACCGAATCCAAAAACTCAATAACAATAAACATTGCAAACTCAAATGGCATTAACGCAATATTGATTGCCGTAGATGTGTTTTGTTGAATACAATATTGAAAATTGCGAGAGGTTGTTTCGGACATGGATTGACCTGGCTGAGGTACGATAAGTCCAGCAAATGGCATATAAATAGGGTTACATCGATGATCGTTCCAATTGGCATTGACTTGAGCAAGAATAGAGGTATAGGTAGAATAACTATTGATTCCAATTGTGATAGCAATCAATAAAAAAGCAATTACCACATCTGTTCCATATCGTTCAAAATATCCTCTATTTTTATATAAGGATTCAATCCTTTCCATGGATTAGATTTTTATTTTTTACCAAGTACTTTGATCATTGCGCCAGGAACTCCGTTCCACATACTTTCAAAGGTATATTGAACCGCTGTCATAATATACATAATGGTAGTTACAATACCTGTTAATTTTCCTTGAGTATCCATCATTTTGATACTAAGAATATTGAATTGTATAATAATATTTACAAAAACACTAAATACAGATTCAAATATTTTTGAAGTTCCAAAGGTTAAAGAGGATGATTGAGCATTCGACGATTTTAAACTATCATTGATACTTCCCATCATATCTACCGTCATGCTTTGTAAATAAGAAAATGGTTGCATAATATTCGGAGCAAAACTTGCCATCATCGATTGAGTACAATAAGAAAAATTATCTTGGGTAGTGATCACAGTTCCTTTCGGAGCAAAATAAGAAGCAAACGGTAACATAACAGGCGAACATCGGTATAGACTCCAATTGTCTTGTATGGTTTGCATACCACCTGTAATCGCATCAAACATTGGGAATAAAGAAAAGAGTATAATAATGACAAACGATTGTACCCAATCAGAGAACATACTAATAATTATTATAAAATTGTAAGGGTATCAACGTTTGTATTTTCCCAATCCATGTATTTGTATTTTCTCGTTTAATCATAAGAGGATACGTAATGGTATTGATAGGTAATTCAAAAAAGTAACTTATTTTTCGTTTTATTTTCGTAGACAGGTCATCTTTACAAACATCTGTTTTTTCAACATATATATTTTGTAAATTAGATAATTTATCTACATCATCTTTATGGCATACCTTGTATTGTATTATTTTTCGATCTTTACACTGATTCGTTCTTCCAGCATGTAACACATCAGAATCAAATAAAAATACGGTTCCGGCATTTCCGCTTACATTGACTATTCTAGACCATACAAAGGGATAACTATCATGGCTACCTGGACATAATGATAACAATTCACCTGAATAATTATATAAAATAACAGTATATACTGGATGTTTTGTTTGAAATAAGCGTTTGCTAGAAGTCACATCTCTATGAAATGTAGACAACGATGTATCGTTAATCTTATAAACATAATCTAGGAAAATGTATCCGTCAGGCAATTGATTCAATACATCTCTTTGAAGAGACGGACAAGGATAATCTGTAGTAGTAGTATATATAGGATCATAGAGTAAACATATTCCGTCTTTGTCTAAGTGAAACTTATTATCGTACAATTCGTAAGCATAATACAATATATAAAGAATAAGAAATGCTACTACAATATACATATAATAAACAACTTAAAAAAAATATAGCACTATAGAATATGTTCGTATAACTCAGTTGGTTAGAGTGTGGGTCTTATCAACCTAAAGTCGACGGTTCAAGCCCGTCTACGAACAACGGTCTTATAGTGTAACGGTTATCACTCAGGACTTTGAATCCTGCAATCCCGGTTCGATTCCGGGTAGGACCTCGTTCGTATAACTCAGTTGGTTAGAGTGTGGGTCTTATCAACCTAAAGTCGACGGTTCAAGCCCGTCTACGAACAAACCCGGTTAGCTCAGTCGGTAGAGCGCTAGACTTTTAATCTAGTGGTCGAGGGTTCGAGTCCCTCATCGGGTGTTTAATCGCTATCATACTGTGTATGTCTTAAAACCTCTATTTCTTTCTCGATCCGTTTCATCATTTGTATTAATTTCTCTTGTAATTCTTTGTTTTCTTTTAATTCATTTGAGACGAGTACCCGTTTTGCTAACAAAACTTCCATATCATATTCTTTAAACGTTTGTAGGATACGGTCCATATAATACCACAATATTATATGGACAGCGCCATTATTGTTTTATTAATTACAAGTTCAAGTCAATTAGTATTTGGTATTGCTAAAATGATTTTGAAATCGAAATGTAAGACATGCAAATGCTTTGGTTGTGAAATAACAAGAGATGTCGAATTAGAAGAAAAAGAAGCGGAGTTTGAAGCTTCCCATCAAATCAAGGAATAAAGTATGGACAAGTGGTTGAGGTTTTTATGGCTTATTATTATTGTGGCTACCTTAGTTACGTATTATAATTATTTCATGCTGCTCTATAAGTTGAAATTATAATAATTTGTTTTATAGGTTTTATACCCAGGGGATAATGCCGGATCTAGAGGTGTAGGCTTTTCTACTTCTACAGGTATGTACCTTAATTTTTCTGGCTTTAACAAAAAAGCGTACCCGGATTGTTCAAATAATGTATTATACGCTTTTAAAAAAGAATCATTGGTTTGATAACACATGCATGACATTTGAGCGCCATATTGCATTGTTGTAGACGTGTTATAATTGGTGGACTGATAAGACAAGTTAGGGTACGTAATAGTCATACACTTTTTATTATAATCAATCAGTTCATCCATATCTGGTGTATGAATGACATCATTGTAAGGTAAGGATCGAAGAAATGCAGAATTGCCCATAATATTTGTTAGCTCTTCTAGTTTGGTTCCACGTATGTGATTGTTTTCTATTTTATCAACCATAATAATTACTTTTCCTAACATGGCACTCAGTGTCATAGAGCCCAAGTTTTTACCCTGGTTTTCATAACTATATTCACTCGATAATAATTTCGAATCTAAATACTGAACAATAGAGTTTGCTACTTGGTTATAAATATCCATATGACTAGTTTTAAACCGAAAATGTAAAAATAATGGATCGTATGGATTGGGGCAATATTCATTAGATAAAGAAAAAGAGGTTGCCTTTTCGGAAATAAGTTTAATCACACTATCAATTGGAATAGAATTAAACGTGCCCTTTTCTGTAAACTTGGTGGAATTGGAAGTGGCGACAGAAGCTGTACCATCGATGTCATAGATTTCAAAGTCAAGAACCCTACATCCTTGTGCAATCACATTTTCCAAAGCACATAGATTTACCCAATCATTTTGAAACTTTCCTCGAGAACAGCTGTTATACGATGACTTTATGTAATAATCTCTTAGTTTTTCTTGAAACCGTTTGTCTTGTTTTCCAATACCTTTGATATTAGAAGGTACAATACTAGAACAACCTTTTTTAAAAAAGTAGTTTAACATGACTAAGATAGTAATAATAACTATAGCTATACATATTCCCTTTCCTATTTTATGATAGTCATGGTCCATATCCTAACTTGATAAAATTGAAATGGGAAAAATACTATCCTTCTAAAAATGAAGGAGCTAACTATATTGGATAGTAAGTTTCGTATTCATGAATCAGGTGAAGTAGAAAGGCAATTGAAGTCTGGGCGCTGGAAACTGATTCAAAATACACCGAACCACAACCAAGGGTACAACGTCATTTTGATTCAAACTAAACAATACATGCGTAGTCGTTTGATTGCAATGGCTTATTTAACATTAGATGATAAAAAGGTATTGCTCCATCATAAAGATGGGGATCGATTGAATTGTGCCTTAAGCAATTTATCCATAGAAACCTATAAAAGTATAAGACATTGTTTATAGAACATTTTAGATATAATAGTACATGGCTAAAGCTGAAACAGCATTTTTTGTAGTATTGGTAGCGGGTGGATTTGTCGCATTTTTTTACAGTACATATAAAAGATCTCAGACAGCAGAGAATGGTATAGAAACACGTACTTTGCCTGAGCCAGTAGGGAATGGTAGGGACACAGAACGTAATTTATTCGAACCGCCGAATCACGGAGAGAATGGTATTTTAACTAATCAGAGGAGAGTTCGTTTGGGTGGAAAAACAAAACGTAAATCAATTATAAAAAGTAGAAAAAATAATCGGAAATAGTATGGATGGTAATGTTCCGATTATCATTGGGTCGGTAATTGGAGGTTTAGCACTTGTTGGAACCGTTATAGCAAGTAGAAAAAAAACGGTTATCGAGCCAAATATACCAAATAGACCATCCTATTTATGGAAAACTAGTAAAGAAGATTATAATGCACCTGATCCAACTGACCAACCCGAAACCGGTTATAATACTGATCTAATTATGAACGCCCAAGGGGGTAAATCAAGACGTAATCGTAAACATAAAAAAAAAACTAAACGACGATAATATGGATGCTCCGGTGAAAGGTATTTTAGGGGGGCTAGCAGTTATAGCAATATTTACAACAGTTATGGCGTTTAGGAAAAAAGCGCCTACCCAAATTAAATCGGAGACCATACGCGACCCCGTAATTTTAGGGTTGGGGACAACAGACTCATCGCGCTCGTCTTTAGTAGATGTTGATTTGTCAGGAGGAAAAGCAAGGACGCGTAAACGAAAATATACGAAAAGAGTATAATTCTTGCATTTATTGTGGTTATTGTTATTAAATGTAATTATGTCCAAACGATAACAAAGGGAAAGTAATGGTTGAATAAGACTTTTATATAACCTTAATGACCCGAATCGTAGCTCAAGATTATGTGACGAATCAAACAAATCATACGTAAAACGAAAAGAATAGGAATCCTTGGTAGAAGAAAATAGTTATTAAGTATGCAACCTCCAGACATAATCATTACTGTAGCCGGTTTATTGATCCTAGTAATTGGTACTAGGATTTATGTTTCACATTTAATTCGCGCCAAAACTGTGTATAGAACACCAAGCGAAATTGGAAATTTTGACTCGGTAACAGAATCTTTGAAAGAGGCACAAAAAGAATATGATGCGGTTAGACCTAACCGGTTGCTTGACATGGAAACCCAACCTCAAGAGGAACAGGACCGTATGACGAGGCTTGTTGGGAATGTTCGTAAAACAAAGAGAAAATACTCTAAAAGAAAATACACTTTAAGTAGAAAGCATAGTACCAAAACCTAACTCTGACACATATTTTAAATGTTTAGAATTATTAATAAATGCACGCTTAAAATATTATAGAACTGTATGGATGATCGTATATTAATTGTTGCATCTGCAGTAGTTGGAGGATCGGGACTCATTGCATTACTGTTTCATAGATTCAGAAATCGTGAGGTTAATACTTCTCAGCCCAATTTGACTAAGGTTAATACTTCTCAGCCCGCAGCATATGATATTTATCACGACCTATTCCCTAGAAGTTCTTATGACAACCTATCCCCGAGAGAATCTTCGGAGTACGCTCCTTCTGATAATGGATCAATGGACGAAACATACTTACGTGGCACGTCTTGGAATTCCGTCGGTGGACGTAAAACAAAAAGAAAATACTCTAAAAGAAAATACTCTAAAAGAGTATGAATGAGATTTTTATAAGTATAGGATCAACACTTGGAGGGTTAGCATTTATTGGAGGCAGTATCTTTTTATATAAAAAATTACAAAAGGATATTGAAACAAAAAACCTTCTACCAATTTCTTCTAATAGTGAAACATCCCTTCAATATGATCCTAAAAACCCTTTTAATCAAAACATATCTGCTATAGACGACGATGGACCTGGTGTCTGGGTCGGTGGACGCAAAACAAAAAAATATTCGAAAAGAGTATGAGTGTTCCAAATAAATGGAGCGCTTATAAGTAGCAGTAAATGACACAGCAGAAAAGTCTCAAAGGTACGAGATAATACATGAGATTATGATGAATCGTGATAGTTCAGACGAAACGATTACAATATCTCTAAATCTGATACTTTCCAATATTCCATAGACCCAGGAATCGGTCTCTTAATAATAAACGGAATCTTTTTTTGTTCTAGTTCTTGTTTCGCAATCAGATAAGGATCAATGCTGTCCGTCTCTATAAATACTTGACCTCCTTGTTCGATTTGTGTCGCCCTTAATCCAAGAATCCTTGTGTATTCGTACTTCGATAGAAAGGGTAACGTTTTATGATAAGGATCTACAATATTCCCATTGGCGTTTCGTTCTACGGTACATAATGCCAAGACCTCTTCATAAGGAACCATTTTTTCTTCTGGATGGATCATTTCTACATAGTTTGGCTGAGATAATACCTTTTCTATTTCTGCGGGTTCTTCATATTCTACATCTTCCACGCAATAGGTATCCACATGTTCCTCTTCCTCCTCTTCTTCACTATCTAATTCACTCTCTTCTTCGATATCCTCGTATTCTTCTTCTTCGTCGCTCATTTGTTTTAATGTAAGATAATGTTTTTATATTCAATTTTTCCAAACAGTATCGCATGTTGGGCATAAATACGCATACTTTAAATCGTTTAAATTGTACCGTACTTGTATCATATCATTGTCTTTCATATGATAAGGACAATCCTCTTTTGGGCACTTGAGTTTAAGACGGGGTAACGTAGGATCATACTTTGTATATTTGTGAATGACATTGGATTGCTCTTCTTTAAGGAAACTCATAGAGCAAACAACATTGGAGGTAGCATCTTTTTCATGACCACATTTTTTACATTGAAGCATTAACTTTTCCTCGACATGTGTCAAATAGAGCATGTTCTCGCATACTTCGCAAAACTCCATAGTAAAAGAATAGAGTATTTGCTTAAATCAATTTTACGTTCAAACACGTTTATTTCCTCTATGGTTTTAGTATAATGACCTTGGAATTAAAAAAGTTTGATATGAAAATGATTAGTTTCCGACCCAATGAAAACAAAGGACCTGTCGTGGTTCTCATTGGGCGAAGAGATACCGGTAAAAGTTATTTAGTCAGAGATTTATTATATTATCAACAAGATATACCTATCGGAACAGTGATTTCTGGGACAGAAGCAGGGAATTGTTTTTATAGTGAACATATTCCTAAACTATTCATTCATGACGAATATAGTTCAGGGATCATTGAAAATGTTCTAAAACGACAAAAACAGTGCATGAAACAAATACAAAAAGAGATGCTACTTTATAAAAAATGTAACATTGATCCACGTGCCTTTTGTATTTTAGATGACTGTTTATACGATAATGGATGGACAAAGGATAAATTAATGCGGTTGCTCTTTATGAACGGCAGACACTGGAAGGTCATGTTGGTCATCACAATGCAATATCCCTTAGGTATCCCACCCAATCTTCGTACCAATATTGATTACGTTTTTATTTTAAGAGAACCGTACTTGGTGAATCGTAAGCGAATCTATGAAAATTATGCAGGCATGTTCCCTACGTTTGAATCCTTTTGTCAAGTCATGGACCAGTGCACGGAGAATTATGAATGTTTAGTTATCAATAACAATGCAAAAAGTAACAAATTAACCGATCAAATCTTTTGGTACAAGGCAGAATCACATTCCAACTTTAAATTGGGGTCAAAAGAGTTTTGGGAACTGTCTAAAAACTTGCCTGATGAAGAAGATACTCCGTATGATCCTAAAGCCGGTAAAAAGAGTGTTACGCAAATCCAAGTTAAAAAGTCAAAGTGGTAAGCCCAACCCGCTTTTTTATAACAAAAGCGGGTTATTATGGATAATAAGGAGTAAACTTGCTTTACTAAACGACAAAGCAAGTTTGGAAGACGAAGACCAAGTATTGAACCCCGCTTTTGGAGAAGATAAACTCGCTTTACAATTTGGCAAAGCGCTTTTGAATAACTTGCTTTTAAAAAGTTGCTTTTATATATAAAATTAACTACTTAAATAGTATCTCACAATGTATAATAAGATGCAGTTGAACATCGTAGAGATCATTGAAAGAAATCCAATCTCGAAACTGTCAAATACATATAATAGTAAATTGTTGAATAAAATTAAACAAAATTTTACTGGATTTGAACAACAATTATTCGTTAGCAACTTTTATTGTTACCTAAATTATGATAAAAATATTGATTTTGTAGTTGATTTGAATGAAGTATGGGAATGGCTGGGGTTTAACCAAAAATATAATGCTAAGTTTTTATTGGAAAAACATTTTAAACTTGATATAGACTATAAAAATCTTGCTCCTGAAGTTTCAGGAGCAAGTTTGGAAGAAGAAAAAATGCCAAAACATGGTGGTCACAACAAACAAACTGTTCTTTTAACTATCAAATGTTTCAAGTCATTATGTTTAAAGGCACAAACTAAAAAAGCATCTGAGATCCATGAATATTATATGAAATTAGAAGAAGTATTACAGGAGATCGTTGAACAAGAAACAGGTGAATTAAGACTTCAACTACAAAAAAAAGAAGCTACCATTTTGGAAAAAGATAATGCAATTACAAATATAAAGAAAGAAAAACAAAAGGCAGTAGAACAAGCTATAGTTGTCCAATTTCCATTAAATACTGAATGTATCTATTTTGGGACCATTGATAACGCAAATGAAACTGGCGAGACATTAATTAAGTTTGGACATACCAATGATTTATCCACACGATTGACAGATCATCGTAAAAAATACAACAATTTTATTTTAGTCAACGCCTTTCGAGTTCAAAATAAAGTAGAAATAGAAAATCTAATCAAACAACATCCAAAAATAAAACGTCAAATACGCAGTATAGAACTGAATGGAAAAAATAAAACAGAGATCATTGCCTATAATGCCGCTTTTACAATTGAAAAATTATCGAAACACATCAAAGATATTATTCATTCTAAAACATATAGCATAGATAATTTTAATCGGATCATGAAAAAACGGGATGAATTAGAAACGGAAAATAGAATATTAACTCAACAAATAAAAACACATGAATGTTTGATAGAAAAACAAGCGTCGGAAATAAGGCAATTGAAAGAAACACTTGAAGCCCGAGAAAAGATCATTGAATCCACAAAAGAAGAAAGCGTTTCCGTGTACCAAAATGTATTGTTACCGGAAGATGAACTCAATAAAAAGTTTAACGACTTTGTTAGTATTTGTATTGTTCGACCAGACGTGGAAGAGTTATCTGTCAATATAGAAGGACGGTATCGCTTATGGAGTCAAGTGAAACCTACAAAAGAAGTATTTCACGCTCTTAAAAATTATTTAGATACAAGATTTAAACCAAAACGGATTCAAAGAAATCATGGCTACGTAGGGATTAAATTAAAAACAATAGATTATATAAAACATCAAAACTCTACCGTGGAAACATTTCTATTTCAAGTATGTGCTTTTTCTGATCGTGGAAAAGTGTTAAACTCTGTATTATTGAGAGAATACCAAAAATGGAAACTATCAATAGGCAAAGAAGTGTCGGATAATGATATGAAAGAAATAAAAGAATATTTAAACGCATCGCCTTATGCTCTTAAAGCAACTGTATGGACCGAGGAAGGAAATAACGAGGGATATTATGGATTATCACTAAAACAGTGTGATCTAAAACCTAAACTTATTTCGTCCACTGGTAAACATGTCTTTAAAAGAGAAAAAGAAACGAACCAATTATTGGGAACATGGGATACGATTGTAAAAGCATCAGAAGCAGAAAATGTCTCTGCGTCTAAAATGAGTAGATACGTAAAAAATAAGACGATTGTAAACGATTATTATTATAGTATTATCTAAATATTTTTATTCATAGTGGTTGGTAACCCGTGTCCAAATAAAATCATGTAGATCAATATAATGGCAGCAATCAGTATGCTTCTATTTTCAGCTACCGCTGGGTTCTGTTTTAATACAAAAAACATAAAAAGGTACAATACTACTCCAATCAATAAAGAATGTAAAACCATCATTCGACCGTTTTCCATAGTCTAGTCTATTATTTTCCTAAAGGATCATAGTAAGAATGAAAATAATCACACTTCTGACGTTTTTGTTTCGTAGAATGTACCATTCATCCCACACATTCGCGATGACCCCCTTGCATTAGAACAAAAATAATAATCATCTTTATATTTGTCAATACCATTTACTACATAATAATTATCTTTTATTGTCATTGGAAACAAAGCACATTTTCCAAACCTATTATCAAACGAAGACTTTTTATAATGCTTACAGTTGATACAAAATGGTACATAAGCAAATACAGGAACCACTAGAAAAAAGAACCTCATATATTCCCTTAATCTATTTCTTTAAACCCTTTACCTTCTTCGCCACACATTCGTGACGTACTCCTTGCCGTTGAACAATAATGATAATATTCTTTTTTCGTTTTGTCAATACCTGTGACTAAATAATAATCATCTTTCTGACTAATGGGAAAGAGTTTACAAGTACCATACTTTTTATCTAGTAAATCCTCTTTGTAATACTTACAGTTGATACAAAATGGAACATAGGATAGCGCGGGCACTAAGAATAGAAAGAAAACCTTCATAGCTAATCCTTTAAACAAAATCCTTAACTTATTTTTGTTCATAATATTTACCTTCTTCCCCACACATTCGAGATGATAACCTCGCAGTCGAACAATAGTAATCCGACGTCTGATTAAATGTAACACCATTCACTAAATAATAATCATTTGTTACGATAGGAAATAAGGCACACGTTCCATATTTACTATCTAAAAAGGAATATTTACCAAGATTTGGATTTTCATTTGGTCTAAAATGTTTACATTGGACGCATAACTTCAATGCACTTATCATGGGCAAAAAAAGAGTATTCTCATACTATTCTTACAGTGAATTATTTAAGTCATAGATTCAATATAAGAATACCCTTCTGATCCTTTATTTGCCTTATAAGAAGACAATTTTACTGTTTCATAATGATTTTCAGTAGAATAAGTAAGTTTTTGAATGCCATGCTCTTTCATAATATCTACACAATAAAAGCATGGTCTAGAATCATTCCATTTGTTATGACGATTGATACGTACTACATACAAATGGCATTTAGATCGCTTCTCGGTGAACTACTTTGAGCTTATACGCATTACGTATGGCATCTACTTCGGCATGACAAGAACAACAGTTTTTGATAATACCATCTTTTGAATAATTACGAGAATGATTAATTCCAAAAGCGATTGGTTTTCCGTTTTGAACAATCAATGCTCCGTGACGATAGGGCATAGTAGAGGTTTGCGCATGAACCGCTGCTAAGGATAGAAACCGTTCTTCGCGAGGCATTAATAAATAGAAAGGAAAAGTTTTTATATATATAAACGTTATGTCTATTGGAAATATAAAAGGATTTTTCACAGATGTAGTGAAAAATGTATTGATTGTGGTAGCGGTTAGTTATCTAGGTGGAGCTACTTTAACTTTGAAAAATACCAACCCTTCTTTTTTACCGATAAATATCAACCAATACCCTTATGCAGATGATGGTAAAGAAAAAACAGATTTGATTAGTTTAGACTTATTTACACAATTTGGGTTTCCTTATACCATGATCAATGACAAAAAAAATGATCCGGTAAATGATGTAAAAGTATGGCTAGCGTTAACTTGTGCCACCTTTTTTATCTATCTTCGAGAATTATTTCATCTTCTTATTAAAAATATAAACCATTCTTATTCTTCCGAGATTGGTAATCCAATTTTCTATTATCTACCTGCTTTACTGGTTTATTTATTATATCCTTACTCATTCCTTATGGTAGGAATATTCTTTTTCTTAGTCTTTTTATGTGCGATATGGTTAGAAAATTATCTAATTATGTTTTCTCCATTGTCTTTTCCTTGGATGGTCTATAGAGGCGGAGAAACATCGATCATAAAAATAATTCTTGCTTGTATTTTCTTTTGGGTAGGTATTTTTTTTGTACCGTTCTATCTTACGTGGTGGTTTCTATTGGCAATAGTAGGCGTATTTTATGTCATGATATTTTATTTTTTTTCACCTTTTTTCAATGGCTTTCATAATGTATTTCAAGAAGCGGGCAAACATACAGTGGGACTTACCTTTTTATTCATGGTGTTAACTTATTATTCTGCTAGTGTTGATATAACCTCTGCTATCATAAAATCAGGAATGTTTGCAGCATGTCTTGTAAATATAGTTTATTGGTTCTATTCTTCACATTATAGTAAAAAATAAGGTATGTTAGTCTCTATCTGTACCATTACTTTTAACCGCAGAGCCTTTATACCTACCTTGATTCAATGTGTGCAACACCAAACTTACAAAGAGATAGAATGGATCATTATAGATGATGGTACTGATCCGATTGGTGATTTAGTAAAAGATATACCGTTTGTAAAATATATTCAATTACCTACTAAACACACTATAGGAAAAAAACGAAATATCATGCATTCTTACTGTAGTGGCGATATTTTGGTTTACATGGATGATGATGATTATTATCCACCTACCCGTGTTTCTCATGCTGTAGAAAAGTTAACCGCAAGTGAGTTTTTATGTGCTGGATCTAGCATCATTCATGTATATTATCCCCATTTAGATAAAATAATAGAGTTTGGTCCCTATCAGGACTATCATGCAACTGCTGCCACTTTTGCGTTCAAACGTGAACTTTTACAGCAAACCTCTTATGATGATAAAGCATCTTTTGGAGAGGAGGCTCATTTTTTGAAGCAATATACTGTTCCTATGGTACAACTAGATCCTTTACAAGTCATTTTAGTAGTGCCACATGGGCAAAACACTGTAGATAAAAAAAAAATAGTACACGATAAAAACCCTTATTTACATGAATGTTCCTTACAGATGTCTGATTTTATCAAAGAACCATTGCTCTATCAATTCTTTCATGAAGATATTAAACAAATACCAGCTAAAAAGGAAGAGTTTTCGATTCGGCTAGGAAATCAATTGTTATACGAAAAAGAAATTGTAGAGATGCTAAATAAACAACATCAATACATTGTTCATTTAACTCAAGAAATCAAAGCTCTAAAAGCGTTACAACCCATTCAAGAGTAGGTTGCATTCCCCGAGCTTCCTCCATAAGGATGTTTGGTAGAGGTAGATTGTAAACGATTCGCGCCTTTTTTAGGTGGAGCTACCGATCCACTGTTTCGAACCCGACGTCTTGCATCTCTGGAATCATTATAATTGACTTTGGCAAATTGTGTTCTTAGATTTCCAAAAGAAGATAATAAAAGAGAGGTGCGTTGTGAACTATCGATCGAACCCACTTTGGGAATACGATTTTGCTGTGCTTTTTGAAAACACATGGACCGTTTGTAGGAAAAAAAATTATCTCTAGATACCGTATCCGACCCTAAAGTGGTTTGTCCTTGAGGACGATGAATACCAATACATCTTGCTTGATGTTGTGATTGGGTAATAGGATAATTAGTTGGTTCATACTGACAGCTCATACTATAAGTAACATTATTTGTTTGAGATTAATTATAAAAGTAGCATAGGCGTTTCCAACATCTATCCTTGTCTTGACTATAAGGTAATGACACATTTTTTACAACCATGCCGCCACCGCCACGGTGTACTTGGCTCGTCATTCGATTTAAATCACCTACCATTATCCATTTCGAGGACCATGCTAGTTTACTATGATCTTGTGTATACTTGTAGTCTTTCCATTTCATTTTAGATGCCATTTTACATTGATCCGTATCTTCGCATTCATGTCCTCTTACCCATGTTTCTGTCGTACAAACACCAAACGAAGGTACCAACATTTCGCTATAAAACTCTTTATGGTGACGAGGCGATTTAGACAAATGCGTAAATCGTCTGTTAAAGGTAAACATTCTAGCATCAATCTTTTTATGAAGTCCTATATACTCGTCATAAGGATCTGTATGGATATACACATAGGGTTTCATGATAAACACCTGGGTTAAGACTTCCTTTAATTGATGAATCGGAAATGTACACAATAGGAAAGATTGACCATAAATAAGTTCTCCCTCTTCAATCGCCGGTAACACGCCATCAAACGTAGCAGGGAACTTGGGAACTGAATGAATAAGCCATGTTACTTCACGATCATTCCACGCGACCACCCCTTTTGCGTGCGCGCCACTGTCTAGATGTTCGTGTGTCGAATCGTTATAGATAAGCCAATTGGTAGGTGATTTGAACCAGTTCGACAATACTTCATTGATATCTTCATGCCATCTCCATCGTGAAAAGCAACAAGATGTGCTATATTGAATACATTCTTTACCAGGTCCTTTCAAGGCGATACGAAACATTTTTCCATCTTAGTGTAAAAAGAGTATCAATTTTTAATTCAAATGATAGAACCAGAATAATAAGTAGAATAGCCATTTACATTGGTTAATACAAAACTAATAGTTGATTTCATACAATCTGTTTTAACATAAATTGTCATATACTTATTATCTTTGTTAGTATATACATCAAATAGTGGATAACAGTCAGAATATTTATCAACACTATCGGAATCTATTAACAGGTTACTTATGTCATAAGTATTCGTAATAACACAAGGATCGCTAGAGTTTTTCGATTCACTCTTGAAATAATGATATTCCGCGTCTGCAATACCTTCATACTTTAATGTTGAGTTTGGACACTCTTTATTAGTTAATGTTTTAATGTTTCGGTTCATTTTTTTTACTATACCAATTAATTTAACCATTTTACTATCCAACCTATCAACCTTTTTTAGTTAACGCATCTAATTTATCTGGCATAATATACCTAAATATTTAAATATTATATTTCAATATGAATGTTCGAAAATTAAACCTTATTCTTATAGAAGATCATAAACGGTATAGGGTTCAGATCCCCTTGTTGTCCGAGTATCCCTCTTTGGACGAAGAGGATTTTTCATCTCAGTTAACTAGATTTAGAGACTTTAACATTAAAAGTAAATCCTATCATCCGAATGTATCCGAGTTGTCGTCCTTAGCGGATCGTTTGTGCAACGCGGAAATGGAATTATCTACGTATCAAACAGTGATTCGTAATTTTTTATCGAATGGTACACCCTACAATGGATTGTTGTTGTTTCATGGATTAGGTACAGGAAAAACCTGTTCTGCCATTACTGTTGCAGAAGAACATCGACGCTTTTTAAAACAAAGTGGATTGCATCGATTTATTTATGTATTAGGTGGTGGTAATATTCAATCCAACTTTAAAAAACAATTCTTTCAAGAATCGAACTTGACTAAACAAGGTGAGGAATGGACGTATAAAGGATGTGTAGGAAACTCTTTGTTACGCGAAATAAACGCTAGTACCATGACAAAAGAAATGATTGTAGAAAAAATAAACGAATTGGTTCATCGTCATTATCGATTCATGGGATATCGAAAGTTTGCCAATTACATCCAACAACTCAAACATGTAGAAGAATTAGAACATTCAATGATTGTTATTGATGAAGCACATAACATTAAGGATGAAAGTAAAGGGTTTACACCAAGCAAAGCCTTGGATTTGGTAACTAAAAAAACAACCGTGAAATTATTATTATTATCGGCGACCCCCATGTTCAATGATCCTGGTGAAATTATATGGATGTTAAACTTGTTGAATCGTAATGATAAAAGATATGAACTCAAAGAATCCGATTTATTTTCAAACGGTGAACTCAAAGAATCAGAAATACCACGCCTTATCCATCATATGCGCGGATATGTATCGTTTGTCAAAGGTGAAAACCCATTTACCTTTCCGTATCGTATTTATCCTTCTTATTTTCAAACAGAGATCCCTAGTCCTACGAAACCCTTTGCCATTACCTTTGACGAAGATAAATCGATGGACGAGATGAAAACACAAGTTTATCCAGTAACTTTACAGGAACATCAACAAAAAGCCTATGACAAAATAGTACAAACCGCGTCTGCTTCCAAAACCTTATCCATGAGCGACTCTTTTCCTTTGCTAACTGTTCTAAATATGTCTTATCCTCAAGGTACATCGTTGGAGTATTTAGAAAAGGTTGGAAATAAATATGATTATTATAAAAAGTCCATACGATGTTTCGACCCAGATCAAATTGCTACTTATAGCGCAAAAATACATGCCATTTGTGAACAAATCAAACGGTCTGAAGGGATTGTATTGGTCTATTCGCAATTTTTAGAAGAGGGTGTTATACCCATGGCGCTTGCGTTAGAATCGATGGGTATTACGTCAGATACACCTTTGTTAAAACGATCCGTCAAACCCGGACCTTATAAGTATTGTATGTTGACGGGCAGACCTTCCTTGACCCCTCATCCAGAAGAATCCATTCAAACGCTAAACTCGTTAGAAAATAGAAATGGTGATTTATTAAAAGTGGTGTTGATTACGAAAGCCGCATCGGAAGGTATTGATTTAAAACATGTACGACAAATCCATATCATGGATCCATGGTGGAACTTGAATCGAATTGAACAAATCATCGGAAGAGGGATTCGTTTGTGTAGTCATAAAGAATTGCCATTTGAGAAACGCAATGCCCAAATATTCTTGTATACCTCTTATGTAGGCGAGTCTGAAACAGTCGATCATTATATTTACCGGTTTGCGGAAAAGAAGGCAAAGCGTATCGGTAAAATTACTCGTTTGTTAAAACAAAACTCGATCGATTGTGTTATGAATCATCAGGTCACCTCACAAGAAATACTTCAAATTACGGTGCCGCAGTCCCTATCTACGGGAGAAAGTATCGAGTACAAGGTAGGGGATTCCTCCATGTCAGTGTTGTGTGATTTTATGGATTGTGAATATACATGTGAGTGTAAAGAACAAGAAATGTCAGTAGAGTCATCGTTGGCTTCACAAAATAGCATTATGGAACGAATACGCGATTTGTTTCGTAATGGATACGTCTTTGACAAAAAAGAGATTTTTGACTATATGAATAAACCGGTTTCTATGAACCAACTAGAAGAGGCGCTCTTTCAAATGGTAGAGTTAAAGTTAGATTGTTGGGATTTGGCACACCGAAGGGGATATTTGATTCATCGTGGAAAATATTATTTCTTTCAACCGTTACATTTACCTGAAACGATTCCTGTCTATGAACGACGAATATTACCTTATACATCCAAACACTCCATTACGATTGAGCCTAAAGAGACAACAAGATTTATGAATACCAGTGATTTATACAAACAAATTGAAAAAAATATGAAAGAAAGCCAAGAAAGTGGCGAATCCTGGTATGGTATAGCATTTGATGTAAAAAATAAAATTAGAGTTTTATCTGAAAAACACGGCTTTTTCTATGACGCAGATAAAGTAGATCAATGTATATTTGATCATTGTATGGAAAGTTTTATTTATGCCGATTGTTTAAAACTCTTACAATCCGAAAAGAGAACCCTGTTGGAGAAAAGAGTAGAAGCATTTTTCCAAACGCATACAAAAAGTGATTTAGTAAGGATATGGAACAATCGCGTAATAACTACATTAACTAATAAAGATGGATGGAAAGAATATGAAGATAGATATAAACCCTTATTGATACCCAAGGAATATTTTGGTATGATAGTAGGTGGGATTACGAATAAAGGAGAAGAAACGAGAGTGTTTAAATCAAAAGATATGAGTGACACTACCTTATCGTATGGTCAAATTTGCGAAAATACATCCCTTACAAGTATCTTAAAGCCGCGAATTGAAAAACTATTTGGAGATGATTATTCTGGACAGACATCAAAGTCTATTTGTTGTGAATTAGAACTCTTGTTACGTTATTTAGATAAAATACAGTATAGAAAAAAACGATGGTTTTTAAATGCAGTAGAGGTAATTGAAAATAACAACGATAAAGTCATTAACTTAATTAAAAAATTGAAAACTTAAATATTCTTTTATACTAAACAACATGGAATTATATCATACTTCGTTGCTTTCTCGTAGCCTATCGATTCCTATTTCTGCCATGGGTGCCAATATCCATGAAGTGCTTATGGATCAATTGTCCCATATAGAAGGACAATGTTTAGAAGAAGGTTATATTAAAAAAGGATCGATCAAGTTACTTCGTCACTCTTGCGGCGTATTAAAAGGTGGATTTGTATCCATACAAACCGTATTCGAATGCGAGGTTTCGAACCCCGTTCCCGGTCAAACGTTTACTTGTGTCGTAGAGCACAATACTCGTGCGGGTATCAAAGGGCGGTTAGATTCAAGTGAAAAGCCATTTGTTATCTTCTTGGCGAAAGATCATCATCATCACATACCAAACTTTTCGGAAATTAAGGAAAATGAAAAAATCAAAGTAACCGTATTAGGACAACGTTATGAAATCCATGATCCTACTATTTCGGTGATTGCAGTGTTAGCCGATATGTATGAACCAGAGGTCTTGGTAGATGATTTTGGGCGTTCAGGTTATTCTAAAGATGAAATGCCAAGTCCTGTGTATGGACTAAAAAAGGGTGAGACGGTAGATACAGATGGTGTGAATCTTGACGCATCCCTAAAGTCTGTCGATACACCAAGGTATGACAAATCAGTAGACAAAGACGCTGACGATGTATTCGTATTCATGTCTAAATCGGCAGACGTCAAACCAGGTAAAGGAAAACACGAACATGTCAAGGATAAGTTTGCTTATACAGAACTAGCCAAAGTACCAAAATGGCGAACCATGTTTAGCAATTTTGATGTAGCCCCTTTTGAATGGACGGGGGAAGGTATTTTAGATAAGCCATTTGCACCAGGTACACGCTGGAACTCTATTGAACACGTGTTTCAAGGGTCCAAGTTTAGACATTATGGATTCAAAGAAGCCGATAAGTTCACCATAAACTCAGGTGATCCGATTGGACAAGGGGATGGAGCTATGGCACAAAGTAAGCGTAAGCTAAAGCTAATACCAGACATGTCAGAGTGGGAAGAGTTATCTTGGAAAGTTATGGCAAGTGCTGCAAAAGCAAAATATGCTGAGAATCCAGATCGCCTACGTGTGTTGAAACTTACCGGAAAGGCAAAGTTAATGCATTTGGTAACACAACGTGGAAAACCATCTGAACTGGTAGAGTTCAAACATTTAGAGGACATTCGTGAAGAATTGTAATCTATTTTATCAAAATAAGATATGAAAGTATGGTTGATGTCTACCGCAGTAATCTTATCTGTTACCATTGCTCTTTTTTTTCTTTTACGTAAAAAAAAGGCGACATCGGGTGACCAATCCGCTGATTTTTATTACTTTTATACGACATGGTGTCCTTATTGTAAAAAATCAATGATTGAATGGGAGAAGTTTAAACAAGAATGGAATCAAAAGACCTATCAAGGATATACACTGCAATTTCATGAAGTGGATTGTGATATACAAGAAGCATTGGCTAGTAAATACAATGTCACTCAATATCCAACCATTAAATTAATAAAAGATGGGTTGGTGATTAATTTTGATGCCAAACCTACATTGCATACACTTACTGCTTTTTTAAACTCTAGTTTTGAACAATAATCCATATTCACTAACGTACATAATATTTCAGTATTGTTCTATTCTAATAAAAAGATACATTCTGCCTTTAATTGCACAAAAGGAACTAATCTACATGAAAATGTTTGATAAATAGTTGATTTCGTTTTTTTAAATAACATGCACAATTTTTATATCGTTCATTATTATCTTTGCTTAAATGTAGGGCATCTGTTTGTAGACCACTTTTCAATATTTTTTCTATTGTATTTGGTATTTTTAAAATCTCAATTTTGTATTTTCCTAGTTGATTGGATATAGTAAAATCATCAGATGTAAAACAATCTTTTAGACCTAAAGGAAGTTTTATTTTATCTAAATATTTCTTTCGGTAACATACCCCAGAATGTCCTTCTACTAACTGAGAAAGTCCTATTATTTCATTTCCAATTTTAATTTTTTTATATATTCCGCTTGATCCACCAGATAATACGTAGGGCAAATGCGCATATTTTAAAAATGTTTCAATCATATTTTTTTTGTATAGTATATCATCATCTACTGAAATAATAATCGTTTCAGGATCTTTTACCAACTCTCTAGTTGGTAAAATTTTGGTAGCGGGACCAATATCTTCACAACGATGTATATGTAACCAGGGTTCATATAAATAGTCTGGTATATCATAAGACTCTCCGGTTCTTTGGAACACATAAGGCAAGTTTAACACAATTTTATCAGGCGGTATAGTTTGTTCCATCAATCTTTTTAAAACAGGTTTTAACAGATGAATGCGTGTCGGTGAAGTAGTCATTGAAACGATAATCATTTAGTATATAGAAACTATTTAAATATAAAATTGATTTATAGATTTGTATTGATGTTTAAAATGGATCCATGGGTTGCTATTCGTTCTTATTTCGAAGGTGCTCATTTAGAACGATTAGTACAACACCAGATCGAATCCTACAACGAATTTGTCAATCAACAGATTCAACAAACGATTGAACAATTTAATCCAGTGATTGTTCATTCCGATCAATTCTTTGATCCTATTTCTAAAAAATACAAGTTGGAAGTATGGATTCGCTTTTCTAATTTTCAATTAAACCTTCCTCAAATCAATGAAAATAACGGTTCTACTAAAATCATGTTCCCTCAAGAGGCAAGACTTCGTAATTTCAGTTATTCTTCTACATCTACGATTGATTTGAACATACAATATTTCGTCCGGTCTGGACCGACATTAGAAGATACTCAATGCTTTAATCATGTCATCAAACAAATCCATATTGGTAAAATACCCATCATGTTGAAATCATCCGCTTGTGTTCTCAAACATTACCCGCATTTGGACCACCATTCTACGGGTGAATGTAAGCATGATCCTGGCGGATACTTTATCATCAATGGCTCGGAGAAAACCGTACTTGGTCAAGAACGTACTGCTGAAAATAAAATATACTGTTTCCCCGCCAGTAATTTTCATCGGCATCTGTTCCAAGCTGAAATGAAGTGCACCCCAGATACAAAGCGAGTGTCTCCAAAACAAATTAACTTGTATATTCTTAAATCGGGTGGCGACCATGTTATTCAGGTCAACTTACCAAGAGTGCGTAAATATATACCAATCGGTATTCTCTTTCGTGCGCTTGGCGTGTTGAGCGATTTACAAATCGTTCGCTATATTTCCTTGAACAAAATGGATCCCTCCATGATGGAAATGTTACGAGGTTCTATTCTAGAAGCATCTTCTATCTTGACACAAGAGGATGCGATTCAGTATATTTCTTCTCATATCATGTATCATCAATTTCAAGAAAAGCATGGGAAACGTAATCTGATTCACGACATTTTAAATCAAGATTTATTCTCCCATTGTAAAACATCCGAACAAAAGATCCATATGCTTGGCTATATGGCGAATAAAATGGTTCAATGTGCTCTGGGTCGTATACCATGCGATGATCGCGATTCCTATTTGAACAAACGAATTGGGTTGACAGGTACCTTATTGAACGATTTGTATCGCAATTATTTCAATAAATTAGTCAAGGATATGCAAAAGCAAATTATTCGTGAAATGAATACGGGGTCTTGGAAATCACGTGAAGATTATGCAAGTATTATTACTTATACCAATATTTACAAAATTGTCAAATCGACTACCATTGAAAATGGATTGAAACGGGCACTGTCTACAGGTGACTTTGGAATTAAGCAAATGAACACGAATAAGGTCGGTGTAGCTCAAGTGTTGAACCGTCTTACTTATGCGTCTAGTTTGAGTCATTTGCGTCGTATCAACACACCTGTAGCTGCTAGTGGCAAATTAGTTGCTCCTCGTAAGTTATCTAATAGTACATGGGGATTTCTTTGTCCTGCCGAGACACCTGAAGGTCAATCAGTCGGGTTGGTTAAGAATATGAGTTACATGACGCATATTACGATCCGATCCGATAGTACTTCCTTGTATAAACATGTCGATGTAGAGCCATTGTCGTTAGATCCAGAAGCTACCAAAGTCTTTGTTAATGGATCTTGGATTGGGGGTACCTATGATCCGCAAGCATTGTTTCTCTCGATGAAAAAAAAGAAATATGCCTCTACTATCAGTATTTATACATCGGTAGTCTTTGATTATAACAACAATGAAATCCAACTATGTAATGATCCGGGACGTTTAGTGCGTCCGGTTTTGAAAGTGAAAGAGAATCAAGTGTTGTATAATGCGGAAATTAGCCAACTTATACGTGACGGAAAACTATCTTGGGACGATTTACTGTTGAGTCATACGCGCGATTCAGTGATTGAATATATTGATCCGGCAGAACAAAATGCCTCTATGATTTCTATGAAACCAACCATGGATTCGGCGTATCGATACACACATTGCGAGTTGACGCCAAGCAGTATATTTGGAGTGTTAGCGTCATGCATTCCCTTTCCTGAACATAATCAATCTCCTCGTAACACGTATCAGTGTGCTATGGGTAAACAAGCGATTGGTGTTTATGTGACCAATTATCATGAACGTATGGATAAAACCGCATGGATCTTGAATTATCCCCATCGTCCATTGGTAGATACTCGTATCATGCATTTACTCAAGTTGAATGAATTACCTTCTGGATGTACGATTATTGTTGCTATCATGACACATACTGGTTACAATCAAGAAGACAGTGTTATGATCAGTCAAGGCGCAATTGACCGTGGCTTGTTCCGTACTACCGCTTATCATACGGAAAAAGAAGAGGACAAGAAAACTGGCGATGAAGAGATTCGGTGTAGACCAGATCCAGCCAAAACCAAAGGCATGAAGTTTAGTAATTATTCTAAAATTGGCGCGGATGGCGTTGTTCCAGTAAATACTCCTATCGATAATATGGACATTATCATGGGTAAGGTAGTACCTATCAAAGATGCAAAGAATGATTTGACTAAAACCATCAAGTTTGAAGATTCCAGTAAATATTTTAGAACGGACGAACCCTGTTTCATGGATCGAAACCATATTGGTATCAATGGAGAAGGATATACCTCTTGGAAGTGTAGGATTCGTGCAGATCGTATTCCAGAAATCGGCGACAAGTTTAGTTCACGACATGGGCAAAAAGGTACGGTCGGAAATATCATACCAGAGGTTGACTTGCCATTTACTGCCGCTGGGTTGAAACCGGATATCATCATTAACCCACATGCGATTCCATCACGTATGACGATTGGTCAATTGAAAGAAACATTACTTGGTAAGGTCTTATTAGAATTAGGAATATTTGGAGATGGAACAGCGTTTAGTGAATTGTCCGTATCGACTATTACCAAAGAATTAGTCAAACTAGGATATGAATCTACTGGGAATGAATTGATGTATGATGCAGTATCGGGACAACAAATGGAATCGAGCATTTTCATTGGTCCGGTGTTTTATCAACGATTGAAGCACATGGTGGTGGATAAACATCATAGTCGATCGCGCGGTCCAATGGTGAACTTGACGAGACAACCCGCAGAAGGTAGGGCGCGTGATGGTGGTCTTCGGTTCGGTGAAATGGAACGTGATTGTATGATCTCTCATGGTGCGGCAGCCTTTACCAAAGGTCGATTGTATGATGCGTCGGATGCATTCAAGGTGCACGTTTGTAAGAAATGCGGGATGATCGCTTCCCATAACAACGATACACGAGTTCATTTGTGTAAATTATGTGAAAATCGTACCGACTTTTCAGAGGTCAAGTTACCCTATTCGTGTAAACTGTTGTTTCATGAATTGCAAACGATGAATGTAGTACCTCGATTGATTACACGATAAGTTGTATAATTTTAATCGTGCCATACTTTCACTTACCAGTTTTCAATAGTAATTAGAAAAAATAAAACAATCTCTTAATATATGAATGTTAAGCTGACCTCTATGGTAATTTTTTGTGTTCTTTAAATAATGTCATACAGGTAGCTCTTTATTATAATTACAATGTTATTTTACCAAAACATGAACTTTTCAATAATACTTATATTAGATTAAATCCTGATATAAATGTATAACAGATCCATACAATTTTTTTAATCAAAAAAAAATAGAAAACCATGATAAAATATTTAAGAATGAAAAAAAAGCGAATAAAATTATTAAAACTATATTTAAGTTAAAAACATATCCAACAAATACTAAAGTAATACATATTCGAGGGGGAGATATATTTAGTAAATTAACCCCTCATGAAGCTTACCTTCAACCACCTTTATCTTATTATACACAATTTATTGATAATAGTCCAACTATACTTATTTCAGAAGATACTAAAAATCCATGTGTAAATAAATTAGTAGAATTATATCCTCATATTCAATTTAAACTACAATCTTTAGAAGAAGATATACAATTATTACTAAATGCAAAAATAATTGTAGCTGGATACGGAACATTTGTACCAGCCATAGTTTCATTATCTACTAATAAACCAACTGTTTATTTGCCGTCTTATATGAAATGGGGAAAAAAAGGATTGAAAAAAAGGTATGTGGATTTAAAAGAATATTATACACAAATGCATCCTTGGAAAAATACCTCAGAACAATTAAATAATATGATTACTTATAAAAATATTGGATAAATTATGGAAAATCCTATTCAAAATAGAATTAGGTTTTATTTAGGCGGATTGACATTTACATCATTAGATGATTTGCATGTAATGACAGTAGATGATTTAATAGATCCTGTAAGAGCCGTGCCGATAAAAAAGTTACTCGAAAAAAATAATTTAGCAGACAGGAAATTCTGTGCTTTCTGGGGCGACAATCAAGAAGAAACATCTCCTGCATGTTTAGTGAAAAATAGATATAACAGCAATCACTCTGTTATTTTACGGTGTATTAATTTTAGTAGACATTGGAAACTCTATTACAATAGACCATCTGACATTGAGTTTGATAAAAAAAAGAATAAAGTTTTTTGGAGAGGAACCACTACAGGGAACATAAATAAACCAGGGAATCGATTCACATTAGTAAAAAAATGGGTTGATCATCCTTCTATAAATGTTGGGTTTTCAGAAATATCACAAGGCAAGCAAAGGTATCATGAATATGAACACTATGTAAAAGGAAGATCTGAGGCAAAAGATTTTTTGAAATACAAATATATACTGTCGGTAGAAGGGAATGATAAAGATAGCGGGATTAATTGGAAATTAAACTCTAACTCATTAGTGATGATGGCAAAACCAAGATGCACAAGTTGGCTAATGGAAACAACTTTAGTCCCCGATTATCATTATATGCTAGTAAAGGATGATTTTAGTGACTTGGAAGAAAAACGTCAATGGTGTAATAAACATCCAGAGGAGTGTAAACAAATTATTAAAAATGCAAATGATTATATGAGCCAATTTTCAGATGAAAAAGTAGAAAGAGCGATTGAAAATAAAGTCATTCGTTCTTATTTTAAAAAAGTATACTAACTATATCTTACATTCATAATTTGTAATATTAGTCACATTTTATTCTTTTTTGGAGGTAGAAGTTTAAACATACTAATATAAACCGTTTTTATTATTCACACCATGGAAAAATTAGACTATTATCTAGAACATCGTCAAATCCCTAATTTATTATTTCATGGTCCTCTCGGTAGCGGTAAAAAAACAATTCTTCGTACCTTTTTAGAACGTTTGTATCCGGATAAGGAAACCTTTGATCAACAAGTCATGTATGTGAATTGTGCTTATGGGAAAGGCATTAAGTTTATTCGAGAAGAGGTGAAGTTTTTTTCTAAAATGAATACACATAGTTTATTTAAATCAGTAGTTTTGTTAAATGCCGAAAAATTAACTCCGGACTCACAATTTGCCCTTCGCCGCTGTATTGAATTATTCAATTACAATACACGTTTTTTCATGGTAACGATTGATAAATATAAATTAATTCGTCCGATCTTATCGCGTTTCTCTGAAATCTATATTTCGAATCCAATAAATCTACATACTTTACAAACATTCGATTTTCGTGATTATGAAATGAAGCAGCAACAATCCTTTGATAGTATTATGGAAAAAGCAAACAAAGATAATATTCAAGAAATATCGCATGAACTCTACGAAAAAGGTCATTCTGCTTTAGATATTCAACAATGGGTTTCTGAGAAACCAGACTCTTTAGAAAAATACAATTGGTTGATTTATTTTAGCAAAATCAAAGGTGAATGTTCACACGAAGAATTATTAATTTATCTTTCGTTATCGCTTTATTTTCATTCGATGTCTATTACATTTTTTATTTAAAGTCCTTATTTTATGAAAATAGCATTAGCATTTTTTGGTATTACCAGAAGCTTGCGGTATACTATCAAATCAATAGAAAAAAATATTTTAGAGAAATTATCCAAGCATTCTGTGGATATATTTATGCATACCTATTCATTAACCGAGTACAAGAATACAAGAACCCGAGAAAATACAACAACTTATGATGGGGAAGAATATAAGTTATTGAATCCTACCTATTTGAAAATAGAGGTTCAAGAGGATGTTAAAAAACGGTTACATTTATTAAAATATAGAACACATAAAGATCCGTGGAATACGAATTATAATTCAGTGGATAATTTTATATTAGCTCAGTATTCTAAATATCAATTGGTATCTATGATAGAATCCGCTGGTCATTACGATTATATTCTATTTATTCGTCCAGATTGTTTTTATATAGACCCTTTAAAAATAAAGTATTTGAAACAAGCTACATCAGGTAGTATTGTAATACCAAATGATCATCTGTTTGGACCTTACAAGTTCAATGACCGATTTGCAATCACTACCGCAGAAACATATAAAAAATACGGTAGTTTATTTACATCTTTGTTAAAAATGAGTAAAAAACAGCCCTTACATTCGGAAACTATCATGGGGAAATATCTGAAAGAATTAACCACTATAAGGATCCCATTTCGGTTTTCAAGAATAAGAGTCGATGGAAAAGTGGTAGATTTTAAAACGCACGTAAATCTTTAAACTCAATACGTTTTTTATTTAAAAAAGACTTTAGTAGTTACAATCATGGATGATAATCATGTTCCTGTTTTACAGAGCTCACAACAAGAATGGGCAACACGTTTGTCCCGAGTCGTACAACCCTTTATCTATGAAGGTGTCCAAGCTATGTTTCAAGAAGCAGTAGATATTTGTAAAAAGTCAGACGAAGATGATAAGTACCTTATGACTTTTCAAAATATCTTAGCAAGGATTCCCAAATGGAATGAAGAAATTATTCAAAAAGAGACCGCTCGTATTGTCGAAAAAAGTGGTTGCAGTTATTTAGAAGATTTATTGACATGTGTGCATATTGCTCAATTAAAGATTTTAACGGCTATTCGTACCGGAAAAGCTCAAAAAAAGGTAGAGATTGATATTCCCAAGTTGAACCATTTTATACACAAGGTTTATATTCATGTATGCCGTGATTTGTATGCCAACGTTTATTTGTTTGAAAAGGGAATCGCACCGTTGGTATTTCAACAAAACCGTAGTAAAATACAAGAAATTATTAAAGATGGTATTTTGAATGCTGTCAGGGAAGGTATCCCTGTTGAAAAGTTATTGAGAGCTTATTTGGATGAAACCACGGACTTAATCAAGGAAACTCCAAAAGAAGAAAAAAAGGGGTTATCTTTTTCGGATAAAGATCAAGCCATTACGGTCGATAATGAACCATTAGTGATTGATGCTCCTAAGGATTTTGAAACATTGGATAAAATAGCAGAGGCACGTAACATTGCAAGGAAATTAGAGGAAGAGGACGTCAAATTGAAAATATCGGATGAAATCGTAACCATTGATATAGAGGATTTAGGACCTAAGAAAGAAAAAGAACCAGATATTGATTTAGGAATTGAGATATTAACGTAATATTTTTTTTGACAAGTAGACTATGCATTCTTCTGTAATCGCTTGTTTGATTGGTATTTTGTATGTCTTGGTAAAAATGGGGTTGAATTACAAAGAATCACCGTCGCCCAACTTCAAAGATGGAGTATTGGTGATGCTTTGTAGTGGTGCTGTCATGTATGGTGCTACTCAAATTGGAATAGTGAAGCCAAAAGTAATGGAAGTGTTTACAGAAACACCTGGTTTTTAAGCGCTACACGTTTCACAAGGAATCGTAAATTGGGTTGGCGCATGCTTCGGCTTTCTCCTCAAATAATAGATCCCTGTTTTCAATCCCTTTTTCCAACCATAGAAATGCATGGATGTCAAAATGGTATATGTCGGATCCTTGATCCATAGATTTAAACTTTGCGATTGACAAATAAACGCGCCTCGATCGACCGCCATATCAATTATCTTTTTCATAGGCATTTCCCATACAATCTTATACTTTTCCTTCATTTCTGGAGACAAATCCAAATGTTGAACACTTCCTTGATTCGCAATGATACTTTGTTTGGTTGCTTCATTCCATTTCCCCATATCTAACAATTCACGTACCAAGTATTTGTTCATTACCACAAACTCACCTGCCAACGTTCGCCTTGTATACAAATGACTAGTAATCGGCTCAATACATTCAATGTTTCCTAGAATCTGAGACGTAGATGCGGTTGGCATTGGTGCCATAAGTAAAGAGTTACGTACTCCATATTTAATAACACTTTGTCGCAAGTCTTCCCAATCATATCGCGATGCTTGTACGCCCCATAGGTCAAATTGAAATTTGCCTTCCGATAAGGGTGATCCGACAAATGTTTCATAGGCACCCTTTTCGATCGCCATTTCTAACGAAGCCTCCATGGACGCATGATATAGCGTCTCAAAAATGTTTTTATTCACCTCGGCAGCTTCCGTGCTAGTAAAGGGTAGATTTAACTTGAAAAAGACATCCGCTAGACCTTGAACACCTAACCCAATTGGTCGATGTCGCATGTTACTACGTCTTGCCTTTTCGGTCGGATATTCGTTAATATCGATTACTCGATCCAAGTTTTTGGTTACGATCTTGGTGACACGATGTAGTTCTTCGTAGTCAAAGGCACCGTTAACAAACGCGGTTAAAGAAATACTTGCCAGATTACACACCGCCGTTTCCTCTTTATCGCTATATTGAATAATTTCGGTACATAAGTTCGAGGATTGAATCACTCCTACATTTTGTTGATTGGATTTAAGATTACACGCATCTTTATAAAGCAAGTAGGGTGTTCCCGTTTCCATTTGTGAATTGAGGATTTGAAACCATAAATCGCGTGCTTGAATTATTTTGGAGGCACGCCCTTCCTTTTCGTAACGTTCATACAGCTCTTTATACTTTTCTCCATATACTTGATTGAGACCTGGACACTCATGCGGACAGAAGAGTGACCATGATTCTTGTTTTTCGACACGTTCCATGAACAAGTCAGGCACCCAAAGACCATAAAAAAGATCACGTGCCTTCATGTTTTCATCACCCGTATTCTTTTTTAGATCTAACCACGCTTCAATATCTGGATGTTCTGGGGAAAGATAAATAGCAATCGATCCATTCCGTTTACCTCCTCCTTGGTCGACATATCGCGCCGTTTCGTTAAACACACGAAGCATGGGTACTAACCCATTACTTTTACCGTGTGTTCCATGAATCGGTGTACCAGACGCACGAATGTTATGAACGTGTAGACCAATTCCTCCCGCCCATTTCGAAATAAGAGCACAATCCTTCAAGGTATCATAAATGCCTTCAATCGAATCGTCTTGCATTCCAACCAAAAAACAAGAACTCAGCTGAGGATGTTGTGTACCCGCATTGAACAAGGTTGGCGTTGCATGCGTATAATAGTGAAGGGATAATAAATCGTAGGTTTCCTTTACCTTTTCTAGGTTATCCCCATGAAGCGTAATCGCTACACGCATCCACATGTGTTGGGGACGTTCTACAATGGTATCGCCAACTTTTAGAAGGTAAGCACGTTCCAATGTTTTGTAACCAAAATAATCAAATAAATAGTCACGGTCATGGCAAATCATTGTATCATAGTTATTCGAAGCGACATGAGTTGCATACGTATCGTTTACGCGTCCAACCGAATGGAGAGATCGTACAACATCTTGAAAAGAGGAAGCCGTATTTTTATGAAGATTCGAAATCACGATACGACCTGCTAAAATACCGTAATCGGGGTGAATGGATTGAGTCGCACATTCTTGGGCAGTCAATTCATCAATTTTGGAAGTGTGAATACGATCATGTAGTTGTCCAATAATTTGAATGACCAAACGAGGCACATCTAATTGAAGCTGTGGCTCTATTTGGGTCAATTTACGAATCCGATTTGATATTTTATCAAACAAGATGGGTTCTGATGTCCCATTTCGTTTAATGACCTCCATAGATAATACTAGGCAGATCAGTTTAAATGCTTTGATATAAATATTATAAACTAAAATAATATGAAGCCAACATTTTTATGTATAGGAGTACAAAAAGCAGGGACGACATCGTTAATTAATTATATGAATAATCATAATGAAATATTTATGAAGAGTGGCGAATCGCACTTTTTTGACACTACTGAATTAACAGAAAATGAAATTCAAAAATATGAAAACAGCTTTATTACAAATAAATTAATTATAGGAGAAAAAACACCTTCTTATAATTATTTACAATATGCCATAGATAGAATTTATAATTATAATCCATCTATAAAATTAATTTTAATTTTGAGAGAACCAATTTCCCGCGCATTTAGTCAATATAATATGAATAGGAGAAGGAATAAATCATCTATTGATGTAACAGATAAACAAATTATAGCAGATTTCGAAAAAGAAGAAAACGTAGAATTAAATGAAGTAAAATGTAACGGAAATTATTATATTATTAGAGGAAAATATGATGAGATCATAAAATATATACTTTCTAAATTTCCAAAAGAAAATTTGTTTATTGGGATATCAGAAGAAATAAAAAAAGATAAAAATAAATACAATGATATATTTAATTTTTTAGGAGCATCTCCAATGAAAATAAATGAAAATTATGATACACATATACTGAAATATGATAAAAAAATCCCAAGAGTACTAGAGAAAAAATTATACCATATTTATAAAAAACATAATGAAGAACTATACAAACTATTAGGAAGACGGATAAACTGTTGGGAGAATTATTATAATGAAATAAAATTGAACCATAGAGATTCTTAAGGCTTCCGAAGATGTTATTCGTGCGTCACTAGAGATTATTGTTGCTAAACCTTTTCTCATCAAAGAGTTGGAGCTTTCTTAACCGTTTTGTTCTTGGGAGCCAACGAATGAAGCGGGGATACAGCATCCGTCTTTAACGTATATTTCTGTTGTACACAAATTAACGTAGGAATTGACTCTATTTTTTCGGTTTCATAGTTGTAGACAACATCCTTAGTTCGCTGAAGACATTTACGATCTAGTTTGTCTCGTAACATTTGTTTGAGTTGGGAAAGCCGTGTATCATCTAACTGATCGCGTTCTTTTACCATCTCGGCATAGTCCAAGATACGCTTTAACTTTAACGATTTATTTAATTTATTCCATGGAAGATGTTCCTGTTTCTTGGTATCCATATCGACGATTTGTTCGAGGGTCATCATTTATGTATACTCAAGGGATAGTTCTAATTCATTTTTTTATATAAAATAAATTATTAAACACATCGTTTTGTTCAAAGATCAACTTTTTAGGAACTTTTATCCGACAAGCCACATCGTTTATTGCAGGTCCTATTAGATCGTAATATCGCTTCTAAAATGATGTTATGCTAAGACCTCTTTATTTTTAAACGTCAGGACCATAATGCAAATTATTATTAAAAAAGTTGGGAATTGTTAAACTAGTTATTATTGAATCAATAGCGGGTTTGGGTGTAAATGAATATATCTCATACGAGCCACCAGTACTAAATGAAGCCCTCGTTTGTTCCCCATTTATAATTACATCCCATGAACTATTAGACAACATCGGTAAAAAACATTTAGAACCAGACTCATCTTCAGCAGAGAAACTAAAAGTTTTTTCGTCTGTTTTGGTTAATTTAAATCGGTTACCTGAACAATACGGTATCGGATCACTCATTAACGAGTTTACCTTTCCTTCTACTCTAGAACTAACTTTCAAGTTCTGCTTACTCAACTTTTTCATATCTTGCATTTCTGCTTTTAATTCCTTTAGTTTATGAATTAATTGTGGATTAGATAGTTTTATGGTTTTCATTTCTTTTTTCATTTCTTTTAGTCTATGTGTTAGGTTCTGAAGGTCCTTTGGTGGCATAACTATATAGTGAGAAAATAATTTGAACGCACCGTTTCAGTAAAATTGTAAAGATAGCACCCTTATGTACGCTAACATAACTCTAATATATCTATTCTTTAACAGTTTGGTAAGGACATTATGAAAACTTAAGATAATGGGTATTCAATTTATTCCAATTTACGAATAGTTCTAAACTAAAGTAAAATACCCAGCTCCGTAAGCATTCGTATTAATGACATTATTATATTGACCACACAGCCCATAGGAGTTAATTCGGGAGTATGCAATTTCTATCCTCATCCAATATGGAATGTCTCTGTCAAGTTCTGTAACATCAATGTTATACTTTACTATATATAAATTGGCGCCATCTTTTGATTCGGTAGCCCAATTGATCATTGTCCGGTTGAGCACCACAGTAGAAACATTATATTTCTTAATACCTAAACTTAACATGAAAGGTACAGTTGTACAGTGTTCAAGACCATCTACTATAGGCGCGCCTATTTCTAAATGTATGTAACCAGGATCCGGTTGGGTTAAAGCAACATACCATCCCTCTGTTGGTGTTGTTGTTGTAAGTTCAAAACTAGTAACTGGTTCATATCCTACGGAAGAGTCTAATTTTCTTTCTATCTTAGAAGTAGTTTCCAAGTTCTGCTGAATCATTTGTTTGGTGTTTTTCATGTTTGTTTTCAAACTATTTAGTAGTTTTAACATCTGTTCAGGCTTTGGCATATACTATTCATTTATTTAAATTGTACATCGAAAGAATCGACCGATTTTATTTTCAAACCATACCTATTCTTAAAATGGTTTAACGGAACATTTCATAAAAACGATATAGAAAAGATATTCGGTTAGTATTTGTTATAATTCATCTAGAAGTGAAAATCACTCGATATAAATAAAATGACCGTAATCATCTTCTACTTTTAATACAGGTGGTGGTTTTATACACCATTTGTATACAATGAATACACTCATACCAACCATAAGTTGCCACATAGTAACTCGAATGATTTAAGTACAGTCGTTTACATTTCAATTTTTATGGTTTATTATAATTAAACTTGTAGGCACTACCGGCTCGAAAGGATAGAGTCTCTATCGTTTCTGTATCAATAAAAAACATATCGTATATGTAAACTACGGATTGCGAATTATCAGGTGCGTTTATTTTTATTTCTAAAGGATCTTTGTAAGGTTTGCCATTTACAGTTACAATTATATCAGGTTGTGGCTCGGTATTAACCACCATTGCTGGGTTAAGAACTCCGGTAATGAAACTAATATAATTTCTTCCGCCCATATCAGTACCGGTTTTAAAATCATATAAACTAATAACCGCATCATAAGTGAAAGAAGAACCATCACTGGTAAAAGATAAAGAATCGATATTTGTATCAGGAATATTTACAGATATCATAGTTTTTTCACCATCTTTGTAAAAATTCGTTAGAAATGAATCTGTTACACCATTAATTTTTACATCAGTCATTTGCGAACCATAAATAAAACTAGGTTCCAAGTAAATTATTAATTCGCCTCCCATATCTGTTCCAAATTTTCCATTAACTAATTGTAAACCAGTTGTTGATGGTGTGACTGGTAGTTCACTCATAAACGTGTTCATCTTTCCTTCTACTCTAGAATTAATGACCAAGTTTTGCTGAGCCACATGTTTTATAGATTGTATTTTATTTTTTAATTCATTTACTTTAGCCATTAAGTTATTAAATTGTTTATCAGATAGTCTCATGGCTTTTATTTCTTTTTTCATTTCTTTTAGTCTAGGCATTAGTTTCTTAAGCGGGTCTTTTGGGGGCATAACTATATAGTGAGAAAAAAATCTGAACGCACTTACGATTCCGATTGGGATGTAATGATTTAAAACGGTAAAGATATTTGTCAACTCTAAAGCGGATCTTGAAGGACGTTTATATCAGGTCTGTTCCAATATCTTTATCTAATGTATGCAGTAGTTTAAAACCTAACTAGATTTTGTTATCTATTTAAATATAGTTTGGAAGTAATATACCATCAATCAAACCGTTTAAAAACATTTGATAAGCACGTCGTTCCATGGATAGTTGTCCTTGACGTATCCTTCGATAGACCAAAATCGTATCGGGAAACCATTTTGGTCCAACATGAGGCTCCATTTTTTCTACAAAGTCAAAACTCGAGGTAATTTGAAAAAATGCTTTATCAGCAGGTACATTGTATTTGCAAAAACATCCTACATATTCACGATTCCATATAGAAATATCATTGAATTGTAAATGATGTAACAAACGATATTTTTCACCTAGTATCATTTTGGAAAAAGGAACCTCTTCCCACATATATAAAATTGATACTTAAACTCTTTTATGTTGTATTTGTAATGGAAGCCATCTTAGATCTTATGGAGGAATATTATTTAGACCATCTGGATGTCTTACATAAAGATTCTTTTACTCCCACTATGATTTCGGAGATACGGCAACTACTGGAACTGCTTGACCTTCAAATCGAAGAAGAAGACTTTTCAAATGCATTGGTAGCATTTCCTTGTGGACGAACCAGTTATATTTGTCCGCCTATGGATGGAATAGAAGAGAGAATCGACATTCTCCGTAAGAAACCACAACCTGCCCAGCGAACACCCGAATGGTATGAATATCGTAAAGGATTGATTACCGCAAGTAATGCCTATAAAGCGTTAGGCTCGGATGCCAAAAGACGCGAATTGATCAAACAAATGAATACGCCTTATATTCCGAAAGATCATGTATGCACCGAAGGACCGATGCATTGGGGCGTTCGTTATGAACCGGTTTCGGTCCAATACTATGAATATGTGAATGATACCATCGTGGAAGAGTTTGGGTGTATCACCCACGATATACATAAATTAGGCGCATCACCCGACGGTATCATTGTGAAGCCTGGTCCTTTGTACGGTCGTATGCTAGAAATTAAAAACCCTTTTACACGTGAAATTACGGGAAATCCAAAGGAAGAATATTGGGTTCAATGTCAAGTTCAAATGGAGGTATGTAATTTGGACGCGTGTGACTTTTTAGAGACCAAGTTTGTCGAATATGAGAGCGAAGAGGCATTTATGGCGGACGGCACCTTTTCAAGGACAGCAGACGGTAAATACAAAGGAATTATTCTACAGTTTCTCACTACCGATGTCGTGTATGAATATATGCCTTTTCAGTGCAGTGAAGAGGAATATAAAGTATGGGAACAGACACGAATGAATGATCGGACATGGATCAAGACAATTTATTGGAAGTTAGAAGAGGAATCGTGTGTTCTTATCCTTCGACAACCGAAATGGTTTGCGTTGGTGGTGGATAAGTTTACGCTATCCTAGTGGCATATAAATTATTTATATAATTGGTTAATGTTGGACTTCCGAAAGCATCATAAAAAATGTTCAAATAAAGGGTGTCAGATGAGGCAGTGCTATAAACACCACAAGCACTCGCTGCTGTATAGGAATAAATAGTCGATAAATAAAGTTGTCTGCTCGACATAGCAAAATCTATTGTTGTAGATGTACCTATTCCTACTGAGAAAGACCCAGAATCATTTAATATATTTCCTGAGAAACTAAATGATACATCGTAAGTAATTAACCAAATACCAGCAGTGATTGTTATGTTATTCATATTAGTCGGTACTATATTTGTAGATGTATTTGCTACAATTGGAACGGAAGTCTCATTAGAAGCCCCAGTTAATTGACCACCTAATTTATTACTACTAAAACTTGGTAATGCTGTATATTCAAACGTAACAGTATCTGTGCCGACATTGCTTATTCCAGAAATATCATTATTACTCATATCAATCCCTCTAGATCCTGCTACATTACCTACTGCTAAAACATCCACCAAAGATACGTCTGAAGAACTACCAGGTTCCCATGTAGGTTGAGCATTACCATTTGACGTAAATATATAACCAGAGGTACCAACACCATTGCTTAATTCAATTCCAGCGGTAGCATATAAAGAGATACTATTTGCACTGATTTCAAATGGTCCCGTATTTCCAATCGAAGATACATTGGTAATACTATTTCCTGACATATCGATTGGTTTACTAGCTACATTACCATTGTTCAAAACGTCCGAAAGGCTTGGTGCATACAAATCAGATACATCTGACC